GTTCGTCAGGATGCGACTGATACCCCATCCCTTGTTCAGGACTCCGGCAAGTGTATCCTCCTTGCCGTGATACACGACGTCCTTGTTGAACTGGATGTGGGTATTGTGCTTGATCGCCTGGATTACTTCCCAAGGCGCTCGTTCCAGGTGGTAAAGCGTACCTTTGTTGATGAATTGCTTGTAGTGCTGCGGGATTCGCCATACCTGTCCGACCGTGTCGGTGTACGGATCCCAGACCAGCTCCATCTCATGCGGATTCCACCGCTTGACGATCAGCTCGTCCTCCTCAGTCGATCGTCTGTCGATGTGCTTCCACTTGCCACTGTACTGGCAGAACGGACAAGTCGCCTTGAACTCGTGCCCGGCCCATGTCATACCGAACTTGGCGTTGTCGTAGATCTGCTTGAGTGGCGCCTCGAAGCCGCACTGCGGACACGAGAGGTGTCGCCGGAATGGCGTCACGACCGAGGCGAAGAAGTTGCCGTAGGTGATGTAGTCCATCGCGATCAGCCGCAGGATATCCATGATCCCGAGGGTGTCGTTCAGGAAGTCGAGGTACCGCTCCTTCGTGTCTCTGTCGGTTCCGTCGATCTCGATCTCCGTGATGAAGTACGAGACGATACGGTCGACAGCCGAGCGGTACACACCGTTGGCAAGCATGATGTACTCGCACCACCGCAGAGCATTCTGCAGTGACGAGGGCATCGCCAGGGAGGCATAATCGCAGAAGGGATCCGGGAACGGTTCGATGTTCTCGCCGCCACGATTGTAGCCGCCCGAGAAGGGAGGAATCAGAAAGGACATGGGATCATCCTGTGGTTAGTCGCGCGAGGCTTGATCGGACAACCGCTTCACAGGATCGTCCTCCAGCTGGCGAGTGACTTCCTTGATGCAGCTTGCTGCTGCGTCGGCTGCCGTCTTTTCCTTCTTCTTCTCGTCCTTGACCTCGGGTGTTACGCCCGGGCGGACTACGCCTTGTTTTTCCATCATGTCGTGCTCCCAATCGAGAGTGTCGATGCGTTCCATCTCGTCTAGCGAGGGCGCGCAGCGTTTTGCCTTTGATTTCACCGATTTAGGCTTCATCATACACCTTCTCGACGCATACGGGTAGCCTATCCTTCCTGAGTGATAGCACCGCCAGCTACGTTGTACGGATGCTCTTGTTTGATCAGGAAGATCTGATACTCCATGCCGCTCGCCTCATGGACGAACTTGATCTCCGGGTCGGTGGCGATGTAGAAGACGTCGCTTCCATCGATGTGGATGGCGATGTCCTTCGACGTCGATCGCAGCTTGATCCGCGGATAGCCGCGGACACGGATGTCGTAGCAGAGGACCAGGATGTGGCCGTCACGGACCACTTCATGATACCACGACTCGATGGCGCCATCGCCGTTCTCGATCTCGAACTCGACCTTGTACGTCGGTGCGTCGTTGGCGAGAGGCGGCGCTGGATGTGTCGAGGCTACCGGCGCTGGGGGTACACCAGATGCCTGCTCGAACATCGACGTGGGTGGTGGCTGTTGCGGCTGCGGTGCAGTCTGTTGCGGCGCGGGCGGCTGCGACCGGCCTTGTGTGGAGAACGACGCAGGCTGCGGCGGACTCTGATAGTTTGGTGGCTGTGTGAATCCCGGATCTGGGATGACTGTCTCGGGCCGACGTGTTGTCGGCACACCTTGCGGGGCTGCCGCTGCAGGTTGCTGCTCTGCCATCTTTACCTGGCCTCCTCCTTCGGTGGCTTTGGGCACGACGTACGAGCCTGGAAGCGGAACTGGTGCTTCCCGACGACGCTCTGCTGCTTGTGCCGGCCTGTCTAGCCTATTCGTAATGGCATACTGGGCCAGCAGATCCGCAGCACGCTCACGTTGGTCTTTCTCGTCGGTGGCCTGTCGAATGCCGAACTCGTTGACTGCTTGTTGCAGCCCTGCGTCGGTCAATGCAGACGGGTCCATGACGAAACCGTAGCCCTGGATATCGGGATCGACGTTGATCCGCGTGGCTACAGCATAAGGGTCATATCCGATCGGAGCTCCGTCGATGGTGGACTTCTTGACGATCGTGCCGTGGGCACCCTGAATACCGGGCGGTAGGGCACTCGCCATGCTTCGTCCAGTCAGCGGGAGATTCTCCTCCGTTGGGTCGTGATACTCATCGGGTGTCAGCCTTGACTTGTGCTCGGCAACATCACCACGAGAGAGTTCTATTGCTGTGAGAGGCATTGGCTTCCTTTCCTGTCAACACCAGCCTACTCCATGAGGCTGCTAGCAACAATAGCTAAAAAAATCCCAGGGCAGCGACGAAACTGCCCTGGGATTGAGTTTACTCCTCTGAGGCTTCCGTTTCCAGAGCGCCAGGGAGATCTTCTTCCTCGAAGCCATGCTGATGGATCATCCATTCAACTTCGGCCTCGTGTAATGGGTTAGGATTCTCCGAAGCGCGAAGGGTGGCAATAGCCTCTTGGATGCCAATTTCCATACTCATAGGTTACTCCTCAAGGTCTGTCTGGGCCGCAAATTCGGCCCTAGGCACGCGACAGAACCAGAGATGATCCGGTCCGATAACCGACATCATCGCTGAACGTGTAGAGGGGACACCGAGTTCCCCGCTGGGCGACATATAGACGCACAGGAACTCCGGGTAATCAGCTGGCCAGAGCGGCAAGAGCACGGGCTCGAGCTCGCATACTTTGTCCAGCCACACAGCAGCGTCACCGCCGCCGCGGTAATTTACTACTGTGATTTCGCCTTCTGACATCGGGTAAACCTCGGATTGACGTCTTCATGGGATAACTCGAACCGGACACCGTCGTCGGTGCCTTGCAAGTCCTCCGGATATAATCGTCGTCTCTGGAAGTCTACGACCATCGGAATGAACCTAACCGATGTGCGACGTAGGAAGTCGGCATGGGGCATCTCTCTGGGTTCCTGGACCCCATTCAGTGTGTACCGCATGTAGTCAGCGGCACTGGCTCCGTCGCCCTTCTGCACCAGCTCGTAATCCATGACACGTTTGCCATTGATTGTCGAGACGCCACAGGCGTCGACCAGAGGCGAGAGATCTTCTACCTCAGGCAACGCAGCAGGACTCTTACGGAGGTTCTCCACATCGTAACGCGTGGCCAAGAACTTGAAGCTGACCGCGACGCCGGTAATACCGGTCAACTCGATCTTCTCCTCGTCTGGAATGTGCTTGGGGCACGTCGATGGCGAGAATACCATGTAGGCGCTCGGGATGGCGAACGACCCACATTGCGAGAAGGAGGTGTATGCATGCTTACGCCTTTGCAGGTGCAGCTTGAATGCCTCCTCCTCTTGCCCAGCAAGCGACGGGTTTTCGATAACCTCGTGCTTCAGGCAGCCGTTGCGGCCGGCGATCTCGTCAAGGAGTTGATCTTCCTTGTACGCGATCGCCTGTGCCAGCAAGGCGCGCACGCAGGATAGTGCTGAGGTCATGATGGCCTTGTTCTCTAGGTCGAGTCGAGCTCCATGAGCGCCACCAAAGTTGTCGGACTGCAGCCCGGCAGCTTTACGCTTTTTCTCGATCTTACGACGCTGTACGTCGCAGATCGCCTGGACGCTCTGCTCTTCCCGTGGACACAGTTTCGAGTCTCCGCTGGGCACCATCTTTCTACGTTTGGCCGCTACCAGCGAAGAGACGGACTGAAGACCTGGCGCGAGCCAGAGGTCTTTAAGCCACTTGTTTCCTTCCTGCCCGCCGAGGATGCACTCACCTTGATTGGTGACCCGCATAGAATAGCCCCGGCAAACAAGCCTATCTCCGTATACATGGGTTAAGACATAGTGCGTCTTGCCGAGATGGTCCGCGGGTCGGCTGAGCTTGACCGATCCACACGGCGGCATGGGCACCATAGCCACGAAACCCAGAATGTCCCGCTGATGCTTCCTGACACCGATGCGAACCAGAACGGTCCATCGGCAGAGATGCTGCAGCGGCAGCGTAAGAGAAGCACTCGATCGTGCAACTACGTCTTCCAATTCCAGTGGATTCAGAAGCGGCTTGCCGTCGGCGTTCTTCTTCGCTTGAACTTTCTGCGCGAATAGCCTAATTGACTGAACGATGTCGACTCCATTCTTCCCAGCCATCAGTTCTTTGGGCCAGGTGGAGCCTTTGGTATATGCAGCGAACATTTGTTCGGCCATCTCCGCAGCGACATCAGTCGTCTCCGGAGCCTCGTCGACAGTTTCGCGTACATTTACGGCGGCTTGAGCGCCGCCAATTTGAAGTCGTCTAACTTCATCCATTGACACTTTCACCTCATCGGTGTCGGAGGTCAGCCGGCACGAACCCTATTACTAGGGGCAATGCGTGGCCAAAGCTCCTCGAACAACTCTTCTGGCATTTCCTCTTTTGGGAGTCCGCCTGCCACGGTAGTAGGCAGTATCTCGGATCCCGGAAAATGCACCGCGTATACTACCACCCGCACAGTTCCCAAATTGCCTTTCTTCGTATAGGTTTTCTTGTACTTGGGACGCGGGTGGTTCCTGGGAAGTTTGCGAACTTCCGCTGAAGCTACACTCACATGACACCTCCTTATCTAAAGGGTCAGGAACACAAAACGAAAAAAGGTACCAGGTGTTAAGCTGGTACCTTATAATGCCTCGTTTTGGACGCGTGTTCGATTAGTCCTCTTCGGACTCTTCTCCCACGACTCGTGTGTCGCTGACGTCGGGCACGATCTCGACCTCGCCATTGTCGGGATATCGTTCGCTTGGTGCGGCGTTGGCTTCGTCGGTAAGTGTGCCACTACTGTCGACAAACGGCAGGATGTCGCCGCCCTCGATAGGAATGGCCTTCTTACCTGTCCAGAGATGCCAATGTTGACCTTTCTGGATCAGCCATCGTTGCCCGTAGAAGATTTGGATGAAATGCTTGTGGTCAGGATCGCCTGCTTGCGCTGCTCGGCATTCGTTGACAAACGCGGCGGCTTCCGATTCGTCGTCAAACTTGCGTGTGACGGGTAGCTCGTCGCAGTTGGTCTTGCCGTACACGATATAGATGGTGCCGACGAAGTCGCCGGTGATCGTGTTCTCGACGAGTTTGAATGCCTGACTCATACGCCGAAGAATGGCGAGTAGGGCATCTTGCGAGAGCTCGACAGGCTTCTCCTTGTTTTGCTCCCGGATCTCCGTGAGGATCTCGTTGGCGGTCCTGGTCTCGCCGTTGCGGAACGCCTCCATAGATGCCTCCATCAGTGCAGGATCGGGTGCCGGGATCGGGGGTTCGTCGGACATCTATTACTCCTTGGGTTGCGGGGCGGGGCGGTCAAAAGACGGGTCGATCCGCTTCGGCTTCTTGTCGAAGTTCTCTGCAGTCATCTTGCCGGTGCTCGACGAGATGCGTACCACCTGTTTGACCTTCCTGCCGCCTTTGCCTTTGGTCTCGACCTGGGCGGCAATCTGCGTGCCCTGCCCAGAGTAAAAGAACGGCTCGATGACCAGCACGGCGTTTTGGAACTCCTTGCTAGTCGCGATGCTGTTTCCCTTTTCGTCCTGTAAGGTCCAGTGGCCCTCCATGACTGTTGGGAGCTTCAAGTTTGTGCGCATCGTATTTCTCCAGAAGCGGTTTGAAACTTGGACTATCCTTGTGCTGCAGCTGTTGGAGGTCGCCCTTGAGGACAACCTTCCCCATATCGATGACCTCCTGTCGAGGTGGACGCCGTATGAACCTGGGCGGAGTCGGAATGCCCATGTCCACGACCTCCCAGCGGTTTTTGCTGCCATCGACGCAGAACACTGTGATTGTAATCTTCGGGATGTCCGGATGGAATACGCTGTACCTCTCGGCCAGCACCGGATCCAAGATTTCGAGGTCTCCGGAGAAGACCTGAAAGTACTCCTCGGCCTTGTGGTCGAGGATGGCTACGCCACCGAGATGCTCTGACAACGATGGCCACGCGTCATGACCGACGGCGCAGACCACATTGTTCCAGGGCAAGCCCCGCAGCGTCTCCTTATCCAACCCTTGGAAGACGGGCTTCTTAAATGGCTGCCGCATCAACTTGGTGCCGGGACGCTGCTGTGCGTACCATTCGGCGACCGGGTCATGCTGCATATTGGTATACGTGAAGATGGCACCATGATTGAAGAAGTGCCACTCCTCTGCCATTTCAGACAGGGCGAAGCGGGTCGAGATCGTCGACATCGCCGAAGTCTCAATCTTTTCCGTCCAGTCTTTACCCGGGTTGAATAGTTCCATTGTTTTCTCCTGCTAAGGGAGGCAGGCCGCGGGTGCCCGCGGCCTGCCTGGACCCCATGGCATCGGTCATGGTCATTGGTCATCCTAGGGAATCGAACCCGATCTCCGGACAACACCATAAAAACCGGAGAACCGAGGGTTATGAGCCCTCGAGCTACCGTCGCTACCGATGATCAATGGTTTGACGACCGTCGCGAGAGTGTGTTTTACTCCGGCACGAACAGCTGCGCCTTGATGGCGATTGCTTGTGCCTTCTTAGCCAGTTGCTCGGCATTCGTGATGAACTTGTCGTCCACCTCGATACCAAGATACTTGAACAGGCTGTACAAGTCAAAACTCTTCCGGCAGTTGGTCGGCAGCACCACGTCGAGCGGGTCGTAACACCCGATCGGGTTGTGCCACAGGCGTACCGGGACGACCGTAGCGTGATCGGGATCCTCGGCATTACGCTTGAGGACCTCGACCGCGGCGATCCGCAGCACTTCGCGGATGTTGAACCCGAAGATGATGCTATCGGGCTCTGCATCGCTGTGACGCAGCGAATTGCCGAACTGCCGCGGGAACGTCTCCATGAGGAAGCGCAAGAGCGGCAGAGCCACCTTGCCTCGCTCGTGCGGAGCCGGCGCGGCTTGGGAGTAGAGGACGTTTCCGTCGTTGTCCATCACATAGGCGGACGCCAACACAGCGGTACCGGGATAGTACAGCTGGTTGTCCTCGAAGGCCGTGATGTTTGGGATGGTGGAATCGGGGTAGGCCGCTGGAAGGGCTGCCGCTTGCTCGTGACGAAGCTTGACGCCACGCTCACGGTGCTCCTCCTTGGTCTTCTCCCGAGTCACCGACTTCGAGATTTTCACGTCGGACACGAACTGTGCCCAGTCAGTGGCGACACCGATGGTGGCGCCTACAAAGATCGTCGATGGTTTTGCCATCTTTCCCTCCAAGTTAAAGTCAAAAGTCAAAAGTCAAAAAGTCAATTTTGTTCCTGAGAACTATTTTAGACCCTTGGCATAGGTCTCGACCGTCATGGCACAGGCATGCATCGCATCGGCGATGTTGTCGGTACCGCTGGTCTGGAAATTCTCCGGATCGAGCTCGACCCGAAATTTCTTGTTGGCGGCTTTGATCATGGCTGGCTTCCCGGCATTGCCTTTGCCGGTCGCCCACTTCTTGATCTCAGAAATGGACCAGCTCACAGCTGGTACACCTTGTTCTTCAGCCCAGGTAGTCATGGTGATTTTGAGGCCACCCAGCAGCTCAGCAGCATTGGCGATACGCGCCACGATGATACCAAGCTTCTTTCCGCCGTACATAGCCTCGGACGGTGTATTCTTGACGTCTTCGAACCCGATGATGCTCGGGCTCAGGACGAAAAGGAAGTGTTTGAGCCGCACGTGTCGCAGCGGCCCAGTCTCATATGGTGCAACCTTCAGGTCCAACTGCCCGCCCACCATCTGGATCTTGTCCCAGTCGATGGGTTTACGGGGATCGAAGTCGCAGTACGCAACTCCGCAGTTGTTCCCGAGGTCGACACCTAACGCACGAACGTGCCCCTTCTTCAGTCCGCTGAGCTTCTCGGAGAGTTCCTCCGGCTCGCGGTAGCGTTCAACCTTGGGCATCTTCCTCGACGATTTGAGGTGTGTCTGTGACACCATCCAGCTGGTCAGCGAGACCAGCCAGGCGACGGTGCTCTTGGAAAAGATAGTGCAGTACCAGACTGTCAGCGCCAGCGGCGTGGGCAGCACTCGTATCGAGTCCAGCCTTCTTGAACAGTCCGTACGTTTCGTCGCAATGCTTGTCCAGCGCCCACAGAACGCCACGTCGCCGCAACTCCCCGATCCGCCACGCCCATTGCTGCATCGTCTCTCCTGGAGCCGGCAGCGGGTCGTCGATGTCGTCGAGCTGGGATGCCTTCTCGCAGATGCCTGTGTCGTACACCAGATCCGGGTGGAAGGTGAACGGGATCCGCAGGAAGTTGTGGAAGTGGGATTGGAAGAACTCGCAGTCGAAGCGCCACCCGTTATGGGCGATCAGCACTTCTTTGCGTTGCTCCATGTCCTCGAACATTTCGAGGTAGTGCTGGAGTGTCGCGATAGGCTCTTCGCCTTCGCACCGCAGGGTGTCCCACGAGTGGAAGAAGGACTTACCACGCCGAAGCATGGCCTTCTCCACGTTGTAGAGATCCTGCTGCATTTTCTCATGGTCGATACCAGGGTATTCAGGCCAGTTGAGATAGACCTCCTTGGTTTCCACAATCTCGTGGTTACGGACCCGCGTGTGCCCGATCGAGCAAATCATATGCTCTTCCGGGCTGACGCCGGTCGTCTCCAAGTCGACGGTGGTGTAGTTTGCGGGGAAATTGAACCGTTGGGCAAACTCTTTGAACCAAGTCCTGGACATGAGTGCTACAAGTTGATTAGGGCGTGCAAGGGCAAGCCGGACTGCCGTCTTAAACTGCGGCATCATCGTCCTGCTCCTCATCGTCGTCCTCTGGCACTCGCAAGATACCATCCATGGCGTGTTCTACATCCTCCAGCAGCTCACGGATCGTGGCTGGGGGTTCATCATCCGCTTGACTGACATCTTTTACGCCGGCCCAAATAGCCGCCAGGCATACCTGGCCGAGCCGTGCGTAAAACAGCATTTGGATGGCGGGAGCTAGCTGGTCGAAGCCAGCCTTCTCCATCGCCACAACTGGATTCTCCAGTTTGATGATTTGGTTCAAGGCCGAGGCAAATTGCTTTGGTGCCTCAGTGACGACGAGGTCCTCATAAGTGACTCCGTTGTCCTCCAAGAACTCACGTAGCCACGGTTCCCAATGCTCTTCTTCGAGGGCAACCATGGCGCCATAAGCGAGGCTCGGCCCGATGTGGGCAATGTCTCGCTCGGGACTGTAGAAAGGATCTCGCTCCTTGCCGCGAGATGTCTTCCTTCGGATTTGGAACAGGTGTTTCTTCTTTTTGCTCATATACCAAGCTTACTATACGATCTTTGCGGGTTCAAGCCCCGCGGGCTCGAATATGTGGGACCAGTATCGTGTACTGTCCTCGTCGTGTAGGCTGTCCCACCAGACGTGGCGAGCCATAATGGGAGAATATCCGTAGATGTCACATCGCGACACCCAGTGATCTTCCACGCGCTTGTAGGTGGCTAGCTTACCACCTTCGTCTTTGGGTACGCCGTACAGCCGTAGGAGGTGCACATCTGCGGCAATAACACGGCAGTCGTCAGGGTGGCATAACTCCATTCCGAATGATGCGACTTTGGGGCCAGCGCCGAAAACGAGTCCCTTCTCCACGAAGTTGTCGCGCCAGCGGGTCCAATTGTCATAGCCAGCATTGTTGATGTGGCCCAGCAGACGATTGTATCCCAGCTTTTTCAGCTGTGCCTTATGCAACGCATCAAATTTACATACGCATTTCGCATTGGAATTATACATACCGCTGCGGCTGCCTACGAGTACCTCCACGAGCTCGTCTTTCGTCGCCCATGGCATCGTCATTATTGCCTGGTATGCTTCCACATTCTGCTGCCAGTTTAGCTGGGCAGAGCAGAGTGCAAATATCCACCGCTTCCAACGCTCTTCGTCGGTGTGCGGGGTTATCGCATGCCAGTATTTCGCATACTGCTTGATCTTTTGCGGATCCAGCTCATCGATCGCCTGTTCCGCTGGCTTTTTCTTCAGTCGCATTGTCCTTTCGGATCTTCACACCACGAGGGGTTCTATTGTCGGTAGCGTCGAATGAGATCGCGGCTGCTGCCTCGCTCATGACGCGTCGTTGCTCTTCCATGGATTCTTGAATGATTTCCGTGAGCTTTTGTTTTATGACAGGCAGCAGCTTCTCCTCGAGCCTCCTGTGGAGGTCTGCGCTCGACGTCGTCTGAAACGACGTCGAACTGGTGCCTGACTGTCTGCGGAGCTTCACCCACGCACCAGGACGCGTGATAGCCCTGCTTATTTGGATCTGCAAGAAGCCGTACTCCTCCAACGAGTTCAGCCCATTGATGATCTCGTTAGCGATCTTCTGCTCTTGCTCTACCGCCTTGGTAGCGTCGGTCAGCGTTTGAGCAGCACGGTTGATCTCGTGGATCTGTTGGTTGTCTTGTTCGCTTGGCATGTCAACTAGGCCTGGCTGCTTTCTTCTTGACGAACTTCTTCTTCGGCGCTCGCTTCTTTGCCGTTCTCCTCTTAACATTGACCTTGCGCGCAGCTCGCGAATCAGCTGCTCCGTCGTCATCGTTCGTCCTGGCGGCATCGGTAACCTCCAAAGTGTTTAACCCTACAGGTTGTGGTGTCTGCTCGACAGCAGGTGTCGAAGACAGCAAATCCAGCAGATTGTCAATCCGCGTGTGGTAGGCTTTAGATTGATCACGGAGGAATTCCGTGAGTGCAGTATAGATGACGACCCGCATACGCGCTGCTAGGCCGGCATATGCATGACCGCTGTCGCCACAATCACCAGCCATAGTCCCTGTGACGCGGAACTCGCCGTCATCGTCGAAGTGGATGGTAACCTCCGGGCGATCGCCCTCTTCATCCGCCTCCAGCTCCAAATCCTTCAGCAGGTCGTCGCAAAATTCCCGCCCACGGCGGCATTCCTTCAGTTCCTTCAGGTTGCCCTCCATGATCTGTACGGCACGACTGGCCTGATCTCTTTCGATCTTATTCATCACTCCTCCTAGGCCGCACTTTACGCGGCTTTCTGTTATCGGATTCGTCTTCCTCCTCAACTGTGAGGCCGTTAATCTCGCAGAGCAGGTTATCCCGCTTTGCCGTCCACTCCTTGACGCGCTCCGCCGCATGCTCCCGGATCAATCCGCGGATCTTCGGCTCCAGCTCGTCTGCGAGTGTCTTATGCTTCAAGCTGAGTGCTCCGCGCCCAGGCCATGTGACCGTCAGCGGCGGCGAACCGGCCTTCGGACACAGCTGTAAATCAACCTGGTTGTTATTATCGAGCTGTGCCACCAGTCGCTCCACGTTGGTGAGGTCGGTTTCGACTACCTTCAACGCGGCAAGCGACGCAGCGATTACTGCGGTATTATTCTTCAGCCTCTTGACTTCGCTCTCTGTCAGGGCCATTTTTAATCCTCACTTCCAGACTCAGTGTCGTCTTCGCCATCTTCGTCCTCTGCGTAAATCGTGAACGGATGGGTACCCGCTGGGCAATCGAGGTAGCCGATTGGGCATTGGTAGCAATGGTGCTTGTAGTCATGCGGGCACAAGAACCCGCGTCGGAACCTCATATCGATGATCTCGTGGTTCCATTTCTTAAACGTCTGTGTACATTCAATCTTTCGGAAGCCGGGCTTGCCCTGCCTGCAGTACTCCGGGTCGACCAGAATCCACGTGCGGAGATTGCACAGCTCTTTCGGATGACTGTACGGACGCTTGCGGTAGCGATTAGTGTATCCACACTCTCTGGCAAACAATGCACACACGCGATTCGACCAGAAGGTCTTGATGATCGCCGGGCATGCTGTACCCGCCAACACTCGCACCCGAAACATACCGCCGGGCGCGCCTGTCGACGCCTGTGCGAATTCCCTATCGAGAATATGGGCAGGCATCCATTCGAGGTCTGTCTGCACCGTCCACGGCGGGACTGCTATCCCGCTCTTGAGTAGGTCTAGATTCCCGGCGAGGCGCCAGACCGTGTCGTTCATTAGGTCCTCTGTCAGCAGGCTGCCGGCAAGGTGTCTAACGGAATCGAACACGGCGTGACGCTTGACGCCTGGCAATGAGACACAGATAGCATCAACCAAGTCCTCAAAGTGCTCGCCCGTTGGCGCGTACCCGTAGTACTCAGTCAGCGTGTCCTGCATCATCCTCTCCCGGAGCTGGTAGATACGGGAGAGTACATATCTCGGTTTGTCCGGTAGCAGTATCTCCGGGTTGCTCAAGGTCTTCTACCTCCAAAGGATCAGCGTACCGTTCGTATATGTCTGGGACGTTCAGCCACTCCACAGGCTCGACCCAGTAGTCTGGTACGACCTCGTATGATGTGCCTTCGTCGTCGGTGAAGTATACGAAGCGGTGCACCTGCTCCGTCACGGCAAAGAACTCGTAACCCGGATGCTCTATCGGCTCGCAGCTCGCCACCATTGCCGCCAGTTCCAAGATACGATCGGGATGTCCCATCGCATTCAGGTAGTCGAGCATGGCGCTGACGAGCGGAATTGATCGAGTTGCCTCAGCACGGGATGGCGTTGTCGCATCCGTGTCAATAATGTAGGGCAGCACCGATACGGTGACCGCCCCTTTGGTCCAAAGCACCCTGGCTTCGATATGCCCCTCATTCCTCGTGACCTCCAGCCGGTAGCCGTCGGTGGCCAGGCTGTACGGGTCGTCGAGGGTGAAGAGCTTACCGACCTTGGGCGGTTCTGGTTGCTTCGACAATCGGACGCGTTTCATCTGCGACCTTGTGGACTTTCGACCACGCATCCAACAGCTCCCTGCCGGACCTGTCTGCCAACATGGCAAAAATGGGACGCATTTGTGCCAAATCGGCAGGCGTCATCTGGTTCAGGTCCAATGAGGCATCAATGGGCTTCCCATCGGAGGGGAACATCACCTTGACAAACGGCAATCTGGGCCGTTCAGCGTCGGGATCTGCGGCGATCTGGTTGAGAGCCGCGAGAGCGGCCCTGAAGAACCCATACGCATCCGTTTGCCGCTGGAGGTCTGTGTGGACCTGCTGAAGCCCGGAGGCGTATTCTGCGAGCGTGGGCTGCTGTACGGGCGTCTGTGGAGCTGGCGTTGCCGTCTCCACGGTTTGCTGCACCGGAACCTCAATCGGCCCTGGTGCGGGTGCCATCGGTGATGGCATCATCGGATTTTGTGGGTCGTCCATTTTTCCTCAGTGAATCTTAGCGGCGAAGCCTACCCAGAAGCGGAATACGTTTTCCCCCTCCGAGGACAGGTCTTCAATGGGTTTGCCTAGAATGATATGCGTCCGGACGGCATTGGGCACCGCCTCGACGTACCGCTGGATGATGTCCATGGAGCCCAGCATAGCCTCAACAGGCTCCATGGCACTCCGATAGGGGATCAGCGGGATACGCACCAACTCGCCGTCCTTGATGACCGACCATGCTGTAGGGCCGTCAGGACGAGTAAAGTCGATGGGTTCCGCACGGACTTTCCACATGTCCGTGCCATTCCTCGGCAGCAATCGTTCCGCCCGCTCTTGGGCGATCAGATGCTGCTCGATGTCGACGATTTCAGCTGTGTGTTGTCGTTTCATTTCTCTTCCTTTCGAAACGTGTTACGTTTATAGCGTACACCAATCGGAGGCTGAGAAAAACCCCTCCGCTCAGCGGAAGAGCCAACAAGCGAATCGTCGCAGTTGATACCTAGGCCTTGCGTGTAGTTACGAAGCCGGTAGCCCTGCTGACGGCAGAGCTCGCCGAGCATCATGTCGCCGCCGTTGTGTTCGAGATCCTCAGGCGGCCAGTTATGCTGCTGAAGGATCTCCGTTCGTATGGTCCACCACCCACCGGTCGCGAACCTCAGTGCTTTCGGGATCGCTTTGCCGTTATACCACGGCTGATCCTCAATATAGGCTCGCTGTCCTCCTCGTACTTTCATCGTCCAGATGTGGCCGCACATGTCACAGTGGGCCATGCATTGCCCCACGTCCATGAAGAACTCGTCCGGCGCGTCGGCCCTGATCAGGCTGTCGTCGTCGAACCACATGACATATGGCGACTGGATCGGATGTGTGTAGAACAACCGACGCATCAGCGGATACTTGTGGTAGGGCTCTTGTCCCTTCATGCAGACCTCGAGAGGTCCAGCAAGAATGGGGTTGTCGTTCTTCTCCATGAAGATGTCGACGTACTTCAAGAGCACCGACTCAGATGCTGGTGAGAGATTCTGCCAGCCTATCCGCAGAAAGAAGGAACGGTAGAAAACCGGCCTGGCCAGAGAGGACAATACCCTCTCGGCCAGGTCCGGATAGTCCCCGTATAGAAGGACACAAACCGTGTATGGTTTGATCATATGCCGACGCGTCCGCGGCGTGTCGGGCCCTGCTTGCCAGTCCGCTTACGCTTCTTGGCCCGCTCGGCAGCCCGCTTCGCTCGCTCCTTGCGATTGCGTTCTTCGCTGAGGCTGACGACTTCGTCATCGTCTTCCTCTTCTTCCTCTTCTTCGTCTTCCTCGACTTCAGCGACGACGTCTTCATCCTCTTCCTCTTCTTCCTCGTCGTCCTCTTCGTATTCGACTTCCTCGTACTCTTCCTCTTCGAGTTCGTCGTCTTCGTACTCTTCCTCTTCGAGCTCCGCTTCCTCTGCAGCAGCCTCATCGGCTTCTGCCTGCGCCTTCATGCGTTTCTCGACGTCCTCTTCCGCCGCCATGAGCTGGTCGATCAGCTCGTCGGCGCGATCCCGCATATCCTCCAACGACACCTTCGTCGCTGCCAAAGCGCCGGTGAGCTTGTCATCCAACTTGTCCGAGGGGATCTCGTGGACTTGGTCGGTGATGCTGAACGCGTCGCCGGTCCATGCCTTGTCGAAGTTCTCGATGAACTTGTTGGACTGCGAGGTGACATGCGTGAGCATGCTGCGGGCCGTCGTCGGGATCTTGGTCTTTGGCTTGCGGCCGGAGCCCCGCTTCTTGCTGTCACAGTACTCCTGGACACGCTGACGGAGAACATCGGCAGTTTGATTCTTGGCGACAGCCGTAGAGGCCAGCTGCATACGCCGATCGTCATCGCCAATCTTCGCCAGGTGCTTCAAGTGCGACCAGCTGAGGCTGTTGCCCGCTTCGCCCTTCAGCTTGACGTACGTCATGAAGAGCTTCTTGGTGCCGAACGTGTCGACAACCTGCATGGACTCCCGCAGAGGACGTCCGTTGCTGAAACCGAGGGCGATGCCGAGCCGGTCCAACAGATTGGCACCATACAGCTCTTGATCGCTCTGGGCGTCTTTGTAGATCTCTTGAATCTTCTTTCCGAGCTCCCAGTACCACCAGATCGTATCCTTTTCGATCTGATCGACGCGGGTCCGGAGATCCTTGTACGCGGCCTTTTCCGCCGCTGTAAACGAAGACTGCGCCTGCAACGCAGTCCACTGCTCTACCTTCGCAGGCAAAGTTGTTTTGGCCATTTTGGCTCCTACGGTTTGAATTTCTGTGCGAGGACGTCGAACGCTGCCCGCTCGAGTCCTTCACGTGTCTCAGGATAGTGACCGTTGGCTACGTCCATCAACGTGATGAACAGGTCATTGATAGTTCGCTGCTTCATCTCTTCAATCGTCGGCGAATGCGAGAGGAGGAATCCAGTATCATCCTCAATACGCCCACGTAACAGAGCGCGACGAACTACGGCTGTCGCAAGACCTTTCTCGGTATACTCGGTCAGGCGACTAACCAGTCTGCGTCGTTGTCCCTTGTCCGGCCTGTCATTCTTGACCATTCGGAGGGACTGTGATAGGTGCTCAGTGTCCGTCGCTATCTTCTGTAGCTTCGTCCATTCCCCAAGCACTCCGACAAGCATCGTACCCATTCGCTTCATGAAGGATCGCCCAGCATGTGCGATGCCGCGCAGCGGGCCGAGGCAACGAAAATCGTTGTCGACCTGCAGCACGGGCGCACATCGCACGCCGCATTCTCCTGCCTCACTGTTGGTGAAGTAGCAACCACCGCGCAGCACGCAGCCGTCCGGGGTGCACCCAAGTGGGTCTTCGGCAAGGAACACAGCAGTCATACGGCGACCGATCAACGCACCCTCGTAGAACTCCAGCGGCTGCTCGTGCGAAGCGAGCAACTCCCTGGCACCCTCGAGGAGCTGGTAGTTGGCCAGATACTTGTAACGCGGACCCACAACCCCGTCGACGCACTTGGTCAGATGATTCTGAATCATCATGCGGCCACACAACCCGTCCCGTACACGGAACCGGAGGTTGACACAGTCGTTGAGGATGCGGATTGCCAGCGGTATAGAGACCACAGCATCGTAAGAGCGTGAGCTCAGTACTGCGCCGCTCAGGTCGGAAACCAGTGGCCACAAACCGCGGGCCACGTACCGACACACCTGTTGGAACGCCAACGGCGACAGTGCAAACCCGTTATCCTTCAGCCGTCCCTTAGCGTCGATCGCTATGTCTTCGGGCATCTGGATAGGGACTTGCACTGTATGCGCGTCAGCTTGTTCCAGCAGTGAGAGGAACTCATCAAGCTCTTGCTTGGAGTATGTCTTCAGTTTCGGATTCGCCAGGAACTCTTTGTTCATGAGAACAAAATTACCATTCGTTTCGCGGACCGAGCCGCTCGACGAGGTGATCCAAGGTTTCCAGATAGTAGTAAACACCGTGCAGCTTCCACAGCCGGAGGGTCTTACCCAGCTCGGACATGCGGAAGTCGTGTAGGACGTGATAGCGACCGCGGCCCTTCCAAGGGAAGACAATGCCTTGGTAGCTGATCTCGCCCTGCTTGAAGTCCTCCCGCCGTACTTCCATCTCGGCAAAGATGGGAGTACGCAGAGGTCTCATCTCCAAGTCGCGATCGAACTCCTCGAACTGCCGCTGCCTCATCTTGATCGCGTGCAGTTGAATGGGAAACCCGAACTCGCTCAGCATGCGGAAGGTCAACAAGCCGTCGTTGTCTTCCATCACGGAGGAAAGTGCTTCCTGCTGATAAGCCATCAGCTCAGCCTCGCCAACCTTGATCTTGCTGATGACTCGTTTGACAGCACTATGCTCGTACTGAGCCAGCGACTGCACATCCGAGTCGTTCATCTCGGGAAACAGATCCATCGCCTCAACCATTACTGTTCCTCACTTGGCCAGTCGGCCATTTGCGGATACACGTCAACCTCGCCGGGCATCTGCTCCGCCAGTGCTTACGCACGACGCAGCTTGTCGTCGGCAGCGTCCGCTTGCGCCACGATGTGGGCGTATTCGTCTTGCTGCTTCAGATAGTCGATGCCTGGCTGGAAGAACTGTCGCCGGGCAATTCCGCATACGTCGTACAGATCGCCGAGCACGTCGGGACGCGTCTCCAGCATCACACCCAGGTCGTGGGCAGACATTGCATCGCTGGATGGCACACCGAGAGCCTTCGACCAGTACAGTTTGCCGGCGGAACCTCCGGCCTTCTCGTGAATGTCACAGGCTTCCTTCATACGTGGTACGATCCGCTCGGCTTTCGCCTTCGGCAGACCGGCACCGGTAGCCAGAAATAGGATGGATGCCTCCCACCACTCGAATCGAGCGTGGAGCCTGAATACCTCAGGTGCGTCCTCCTGCAGCCAGGTCTTGAACCTGACCTGTATGCGAGCATCTTCCGGACCGTAGGAGTTTTTGATCATACTCATACGGACGGTCGCTGCTTTGTACGTCGAGAACTCTTTGATCGAGCCGATGCGTTCCATCTCGATGATGGCCGCACACTGGAACTTCAGCGCCCAGCCGCCCGGGATGGCCATGTCGACGGAGCCGTCGGGATTCCGTTGCACCTTGAGGTGATTGACACCCACAAAGGTGAACGGCCAGCCCAGCAGCATCTGCGGGTACGCCCGCATGAAGTCGGCCATCTGGCGAGCTTCCACCGGGAAGTGCAGGTCGGCGTGACCCTTCTTCGCGATGTTCTTGAGCGTATGCTCCGAAGCCTTGCCCGTCAACGAGTCAACGACAGCGCACCAAGGTACGACACGACCAGGACCGTTCGCAGCATCCATGTTCTTCTGGAGCTGGTTCGTGTACATGATCGTCTTCTTCTGCCAATCCTCGAACGTAAGGCAGTCCTCAACACGGACAGCCTTGGGATCGTAGTTCAGCACAGCATTACGCAGCTGTGGCGTCGCCTTGGTCTCTGCTTCGCACAACAAGCCGGCGCCACCACAGATACGATGCCAACGGATGATCTCCGCGGCCAACGTCGATTTGTACGACGCCTGTGGGCCCACGACTTGATAGATGCACGAGAGCGGAAGGCCCTCGTTTTGCAGCAGATAACGCATACTGAATGCAGGCACCGGCAAGACTTGCAGCACTTCATCGTGCCCCACAAGCATGCCCTTCTTCTGCATCTGCGTCTCTACTTTCGACACGACGTCTGCAAACAGATCGTCGGCCGGAAACATATCCACCACTGGTTCTGGTGCGTCAGACTTCTTCGTACGTTTCTTAGCCATTATGGTTCTCCTGCATGAAAAAGCCCTCGCCGCCCGAAGGCGACGAGGGTGTTAGAGAAACAGCTAGAACGTTAGCCCTGCCCTGCTTCGGAAGCACGTTGCCGTGCTGCCGCCAGAGCATCTTGCGTGGCCTGGCTCCGCTCGGTCGACGCGTGCGTCGGCTGCGGATCAAACCCCTCTGCGGGCTCGGCGGGAGGTCCCGCCGCAGAAGTCATGTCTGCACCAGCCTGTGCCGGCGCGGATTCGTTTGTCGACACAGGCTGTGTTTGTGTCGGCATTCCGGGATCCGGCGCGGTGGCTGTTTGGCCGCCACCCATTGGGTTGCCGCCTGTTGGTTCCATAGGATTTTGATCTCCTCCCATCGGATTGTCGCTGCCGCCAAACGGGATGGCGTCAGTCGTGCGTTGCGCGTTCGCTTGGTCGTACACGTGCTGCGGGATGTACTCCCGATACACGTCACCCAGAGCGTACACGATCGCTGTTGCAGGGATGCCGGCATTGCACAGCAGCCGGACCTGCTCTTCGATGGTCGGGATACGGACAATTTCGTCCCATGGCTTCACGTGCGCACGAGCTACCTCGTGGATCGCCGGGAAGGAGGGAAGAATGCCGTTGCCGTAAGTCTCCAGTAACTCTACCTCGTAGCGGTTGTTTTCGGCCGGTCCGCCGCCAACTCCCGCAGTCATGCTGACACCTTGCCCGCCGGGAGCGTGCTGGGTGCCTGCTTGGTGAAACTGCACGAACAGTCCGCTATTCAGATCGGTAACGTCTGGATAGCAGTATTCGCCGTTCTCGCGCTTCTCAGCGAGCTTGTCGATGAGAGCCTTACCAGCTGACTGGCTCATCAGCAACACGACGGGCTGATGCTCCATAGCACATCCACGAGGCGGTTGCTGAGGAACAGACTTGTGCTCCATCAGAATGCCCTGCATGATGTACCCGTCCTTCGGAGCGCTGACTGGCGCTCCACGTCCCGCGCCGCCGAACACGAGCGGATTCCAGCTCGGGTGGCCCTGGCCACTTTTGACGGCTTGGGTGATCGCGCGATACAGCATCCACACGGGATTCTGTTGATCGTCGACGGTCTTGTCGCGAGGATCCTTCAGAATGAAGGTGATACCCGGATTTCCGAAGCTGAATGCCATCGTGTACCGACGGATCCAATCTCCGTAGTCTCCCTCCTCGTCGCTGAGGCGGAACGGATCCCATTGTTCAGGGTCTTCGGGATCCTTGCCTGGGAATGGCCGGAAGATCGTCCGGGTTCCCTGCCAGGTTGGCCGATAGATTTGGCAACCGGCGTTGTCGTTCAGGACGTACATGCCCTGAAGCCCACGTTGAGAGCTTTGGCCCTCAGTCTTCATGCGATAGCGGCCTGCCGCCGCACCACCTTGACGAACCATGATGGTTCCTCCAATAGAAAGTTAGGATTGAAAGTTGTAAGTCAACGGTTGAAAGTTGAATCCTCAGTATGGCATACGGGAGCCCTCATTTCAAGCATTTTTGGGCTTTTTTCCGTATTTTCTGTCGATTCCCAATGCATCGCATTCCTCCCACGTCAACTTCACGCCCCACCGAGTTGCTACATCGGTATCGAGGCCAAATCGGTACTCTGGGCTGTCCGGGTACGGGACACCATCCAGATCACAAGCTCTAAAAGATACGCGGTCCACCATGCATTCTGGGAGGATCTCGTCGCATACGATGTCGAGGCTTCTGGTAGGAACCTCCAGCACGATCGCGTCGTGGATCTGGAGGACGATTTTGAATCCTAACTCCGCCTTGCGTGGATGGTTCTTCAACCAATACAAGGCGATGCTGACCGCATCAGCCACCATGGACTGAAACGGGAAATTAAGTGCCTGGCGCTCCAATTCACCCATCGCGGCCTGGTCGCTCGTTTTGATGAAACGGCGATACCTTCCGAAGCAATTCCTAAGCCATCCCGGTTCCGTAACCCTTGCTCGAAGTGCCTCTTGGAGTCGAGGGATACCTGGATACGTCTGGAAAATGGTCTGGATAATTTGCTCGGCCTCTGATGTGGTGATCGGGCAGCCTTCTTCTTGGCACTGTCGGGCGCAGGCTTCTGCCGTTCGCCCATAGCCCACTCCGAAGATGATATTCTTGGCAGCCACCCGCATGCCCTTTTTGCCGATTGCCTCTAGCCCGGCCTTTGACGGCTCGCAGTCTAGATTGAACGCCAAGCAGGCTATGTTCGAGTGGATGTCATATTGGTTTGGATCACCATCGGGTAGATTCGCTCGCAAGCAATGGTCCAACATGGTGTCGTCGCGTGCCTGAACAGCCATCCCCATGAGTTCAGCGCCTTTGTAGTCTGATTCGACTAGGACACTGGGTTCACCATAAGCGGGGTCCGTGTTAGACACGATGAAGGAACGAATCGGCCACTTGTACTTGTCGCCCAGAATTCGTCGATAGTCGTCTTCGCGACGTTTCGAGATATTCTGTAATGGTGGGCGAGCTGACGACGCACGGCCGGTTTCCTTCACCTGCTGGAAGCTGCTGCGAACTCTTGAATCGATGCCGACATATTTTGCTATGCCGCCACCGTAAATCCGTTGACCTTCTTTGTCCAAAGCCAGCTCAGTCCCCTCCATCTTTGGAGGACGGAATACCGACTTCAACACTTGGTCAATCAGCTTTACGTCACGGAACTGCAACGCCAATGGGTGCTGCAGCCCTAAAATCCCGCACACCTCCTTGTCGGTAGATGGCGAGTATTTGTCTTGTTCTCCACGGGCGCAGACCCAGCCCCAAGGCTTGCCCTTGCCCGTGGATTTTACAGGGTTTAAGTACAACGACATCGCACCCTTCGGCCGTACGCTGATGCGTTCGCCGGTGGTCTTGTCGCGCTTGGGAGAATACTTCTCACCAAACAGAAACTCCGTAGCGTGGTAGTAACTTCGCGGGTTGAACCCCGGCCAGTTGATGTCCTTCTGCAGTTGCTCGAGCTTGGCCGCCCGTACCTCCTGAAAGAGGTCGGTCAGGTCATTTACCCTCTGCCGGTCGATCTTGACGCCGACTGTGCCCATCTCGTTGAAGGCCGGGAAGGCCATCATGGAGATATGGAACGGCAGCCAGCAGTCATTGCCCCACGGGTCAGCGTCCAGAAGCTTGCAATGGACGTCCATGAGCTGACGCGTGTACGCCGCATCATAGCCGCCATATGGTAGAAGAACCTCGTCCGGACACTCTCCGTATCCATCCAACTCCTCGTCCTTCATCTTGCAGATGGAGAGGTAGCTCTTCTTCCACTCCTGTAGCTTTACGTCCCAACGAGGGGCACCGCAGTACCGAGACGCCATGACCTCCAACTTGAAGTCACCTGTCTCGGCGTATGCGTGCTGTGCCAGTGCCACGTCGAATCCGCCGGCGTAGTTGCCGCCACGGATCTGCTCGACAGTTGGCGGTACAGCAAACCTATGCGCGATGTGCAGACCGTTGTATTCCAGCCATGGCAAGTCGGCTGAGAAGAAACTACCTCCGATCTGCACATCGTCACGATCCAAGAGCCTGTTCAGCTCGGCAATGGCCGCACTCGCTGACGGAGCAAATGCAGGCGCGCCACCCTTGTATCGCAACACAATCACCGCGGCGTAGTGCTCGTGGTGACTGATCTGTATCGTCCGCAAGTACGAGCCTGGATCGCCCGGATGCTGACCGTGCCACTCGCCGTCGACTGCGATCTTCTTCAGTCCAGGCAGCGAGATGATATGGTCAACCAGGTCCTTCAGTTCTCGTTCCTTGTAGATGCACTGGATAGTGATGTCCTCCTCCGACGACTTCGTGAAGGGTTGCCCCTTGATCAGTCGGGAGAAGTTCTTCATGGTCGCCTCGAACGCTGGGTAGAGCTCGGTCGTCCGCAGGACGGCCGCCGGATGGACCGACGACATGACCTTCATCTTGTGGATAACAGGATCTTCACCGTGTTCGTGGATCGGCACCTCGACTTCGACGTACCGTCCGACCATGTTGTTTACCGTGTGTCCCGCCCCGCAGACTGCTTTGGTAGCTTCTGCACCGAGGCACAGTACATAATCTGGCTTGAGGAGCCGCAGCTCTTGATGCAGTAGTGGGAGACAATCTTTAATCCATGCCTGTGGGAGGGATGAAGACTGAGGATTGAGGTTTGTCCACCGGCAAATGTTACAAACATACCAGTTGTCCATCTCAAATTCGTCGATGCCGACATGCATGGCGACGCGCCGAAGCTCGTCACCTGTCGGACCAACTAGGTTCCGGCCCTCTTTGATCTCGTCGTTGCCGGGCATTTTGCCGACGACCATGACGAGGGGCTTACCGTCAAGGTGTTCACGTATGTCGCAAGGTCCGCCTGCGTCCCATCCCCAGTAGTGTCCGGGGATGACACGTGCTACCTCGGTACGACCCTTGATCTTCACAGGGAAGTAGAAGTCGTTCGAGTACAAGCATTTCAGGTACAGACATTGCAGGTTCCAGCCAATGTGTGTGACCTCTTTAGCGGCGCCAGAGCCCTTCGTCTTGAAGGCCACGTTGTCGCCGATCGCCGTCGCGTGGGCAATGAAGTCAGGCCCAGCGTGCGGCATTCCGGGAGAGTTAAGCGGGTAGAAGGGAAACTCCCTTGCCCGCGCGTTGTCCATATCCCCTTTGAAGATAGCCTCTAGATCGGGGATCGGGATGTTTTCAGGAATCATAGTTGTGACAGGTCCACACCTTGTTCAATCGAACTCGACAGTAAAAGGTCCCAGAAACGAGCCTGGGAGAGGTCTGCTGGGTCGGTATCGGGCGGCATGTTGACCACCACGGTCGGAAGTTTGTCCAGCATGTTCTCGATTTTGGCGATACGGTCGCCGGCATCCGCATCGAGTGCGATCGCCGCGGCCTTCCATTTCATCTTTATCATCTCGGCTTGGTGCATGGAGATGTCCTTGCCGAGCAGGCAGACCGCGCCAGGACCAACAGCCCAAACGTCCGTCACGCCTTCAGTTATGATGCAGAAGTTTTCATGCACCGCACGATCGTGCCCGTACAGCATCAGCCGTTTGTTGATGCCGGGCGAGTTGTAGTATTTCGGGACGCGAGACGCCTTCCAGTCCATATCGTACGGCGTACGTGCCTGCCAACCGACCATCTCGCCGTCCATACGGATAGGAATGATCAGGCGGCCTTGGGCCATGCCGTACTTCGGATCTCCGCCTTCGCAGTAGGATACGCCCCACTGTCGGCCCACATCCGCGGCATTGAATCCGCGGCTGTGCAGGTATTGGCAGGCGAGATGGTCGGATTGCAGCTGATCGAGGCGGATGCATCGTCCTGGCCACTCGACAAGGCCGAGCGACGCGGAGGCGACGCCTTCACCGATCTGGACCCGCACTTCCTCCCGCTCGCGTCCGATGGCCGAGTACAACCAGGTACGTAGCTGATGGGTGTTCTCCGGGTGCTGCTCACAATGTTCGTTGTAGCACACCCACGCCCACCAGAAGTTGTCCTGACGACCAGGCTCCTGCTTATCCAATCCAACACCCCACCGATGATTGATCCACAGACGAAATCGTGTATCCGTCGTGTTCTGCCGAGCGCAGAAGGGACAGCAAATACGGTAGTATTCGCCGCCTTCGATCATCTCGTATCGGTTGTCGAACGTGTATTCGCCAGACATCCGCTCACCTTGCTTGGCAATTCTTACCTCGCCGAAGCGTTTGCATAGCCTGTTGTAGAGCACCTCGTTCAGCACAGGCATCCCTGGGAGCACGCTTTTGAAATCGTTGACAGGTCTAGTTGCTTGTCCGTCACTCATTTCTTGGCACCGTGTTCTCGATCTGTCGCTGCTTGTCTGACTTACGCTTCTGTGCACGGCTGGTATCGACCTTACGTGCGACACGCTCACCTTCCTCGCGGAGGGAAAGCCCACCGGTTGCCGGGTCGAACATGAAATCTTCGTCTACGTCTTCCATACGGCAGATCTCGCCCTTGATCTTGCAGATCACAGGCGGGACGGACTCAGCGTGTCGTGTCTTGGTAGCGGCTACCTGGCAGACACTGTGTTGCTCGTCCTTCTTGCCGATGCAGAACGCATACCATGCATTGTTAGCGAATGATGCACACCATTCCGCCTCTGAGTGATGCGGCGTGGTTCCTGGCGATCGCTTGGTCAAATTACCCTTCAGCTGGTGCGGGACCCATACAACGCAGTTCAGCGGCGTTGCAATCTCCCGCTTGGCCATGCCGAGAAGCCCGCCAAGCTCGAGTGCCATGTTAGAGCCCTCTACGGCGCCACGCTCGGCCAGCAGCTGGTTACGCACCATTTGCCCCGCCCAGTCGATGAACACCGCCCGGATGGGCATCTTACGCTTACGCTGAATGGCCATCAGTCGCTGTCGGACCTCAGGGATACCGCCGCTGCCACCTTCGCCGCCCTCGTTGAAGTCAACGAACTCGACGTATTGGTTGATCCATGGGCGAACCTCTGCCAGTCGTTCCCTCTCGCCGAGACGCTCCTTGTTCGACCCCTGGTACATCCGCTGCTCATACAGCTTCAGATCGCCGGTGGTCGACAGCTCGTCGTCGCTGCGTAGGAACCGCAGAGTATCCTTGTCCACTTCCGCTGCATAGGACATGGCCCGGATTTGCATCATCCGAAGGCCATCCTCGTAGCTGAAGAACACGACCAAGCCTGGTTCGCGGTCGCCTGTGGTAGCATACATGTCCTGCAGCCTCGCGATCTCGACCGCCATCTGCATGGACAATGTAGTTTTACCCCCTCCGGTGCCGCCGATGATGACGTTGCAGTCACCCGGCTCAGAGCCGCCGTCCATCATGTCGTCGATGAACTTCACGCCGGTGGGCCATTGTTCGCCACCGACCTGAGCAAAGCTCTCGGGGATCTTGTTATCCTGCTTAATCCGGCCGATCGACTGGATGACGTCGATCTTCTCGCGGGCTTCCGCCACGATCTTGGGGAGATCGTACACGGCGTTCCCACGGGCATCCTCGATAGCTGAACGGATCGCAGCGCCAGGACCTCGATCGACGAGGACCTCACGCAGGATCTCCATGGCAGCGTCGGGATGCATGCTGGTTGGTGGCCAGAGCTTCTCGTCGAAGATCTGCTGACAGAAACCGTCAGCCATGTCGATGGCCTCCTCAGTCATCACCGGCATCTTTTCCATGTTGGTGATGGTGTCCTTCGACAGGGCAGGGTACGCGGGCAGCATCTGGAACTTGTCGTAGTATTCCGAGATCGCCCGCCACATAGCGCGATAGGCCTGTTCGCCGGCTTTGGAGAAGTGCTCTGGTTTGAGCCAACTCTTGGCCGCCTGAAAGACCTCCTCGCAGTGAACGAAATGTGCAAAGAGGAAATCGAGGTCGTGTTCGTCGACTGATCGATTCGGTTGTACTTCCATTGTACCGCCTAAATGGTTTCTAGGATCTGTTCCACTTCTTCTGTAAGTGGTCGCGGAATGATATCCTTCCACGACCGGAGGTAACCGGGCGGGTCCGTCAACGCTTGCTCTATAGCAGCGGCCTTCAAGGACTCCGCCAGGCCGGACATGTTCTCGCTGACAGCCAGACAGTATCTGAACAACGGCGACATCTTGCCAATTTTGTTCTGGAGAACAAAATCCCACAGCTCTTCACTGCTGTACTCAGGGTGTCGCCGATGGGCCTGCACCATCGCTAGCTTGAATTGTCGTTTATCTGATTCCATCGCCTGCCCAAGGTACGAATGTGCCCTGTCGGCGTAGTTGTGGTACCGCTCGAGTGCGTCGTCGGAGATGAGCATGTTCAGCAGCGGGCCCTCCATCAACGATTCGCTGATTGGGGACGAATACTTGAACTGGGCATGCATATATCTCTCCGGGTCTTTGACGCCGATCAGGAGCAGCTTCCTCGCCAGCTTGAACCAGAGCTCTCGGAGCTCCGGATCTCGCGTATGACGCGGACGGATTTGGCCCACACGAAACTTTCGGAGGTCATTCTCGCGATGGTACGCAGCGAGCAACCGCCGCGCCATCTTAGACGTAGTGTCCTGCGGCTTTACGGGCCGTACGAACTCTTCTGCCTCGTCATCGGGCGGTTGTTGCATCATGCCTGCGTTATGTACCGACACGTTTGTACCTCGTTCCTGGGGCCCAAACTTCACCGTTTGGCCGGAGCTGTGTCCAGCCTCGCTTGTCATAGTCTCTACGACGTGCCATGGACCGTCCCTTGAACTTGCCGTCCCAGAGATCCATGAAGTCTACCATGATGCCGCACTGCTTCCCGGAGCCCGGGTCAACACGACACACACGTCCGGGCAGCTGCACGTTTGCCGTTTCACTGGCACCCGCATCTGCACGGATCAATACGTTGAGCGAGTCGAAGCTGACACCCACAGCCCACACGCCAGTGGCGATGCAGCACATGATGTCCCGACGCTCGAACCGCTGTCGCAGCGAGAGTCGTCGCTCGGTCGTCATCTCTTCGTGCGGCGCGAGAAGGTCCGCATTGATGTATCGCTGACGCTTCTCGGGATCTTGGAGTGCTCCTTCCGAGTAGCACAGCTCTGCCTCTGGTAGCAGCTTCCGCAGGTGCAACGCATGGTCGATAGTGTCGACGAGGATCAGCACCTGCTGCTCTCGCTGCACGAACTCTCTGGCCGCCTGCGCTATCACGGCGTTGCGGTGCTGGTTACGCCAGAGGCCGTTACGCTTCTGTGCTACCAACGACTGCAGATGTGCAACCGGATTGGGATCGATATGGACGTCCAACCACTGTACCGTGATCGGCGCCACCAGATTGTAGCTCTCAGCCTCCTGCTGCGTCATCTTGAAGATCTTCGGCCCGAAGATGCCCTCCATACGGTAGTGGGCGTTGTCGAGCCGCATATCGGACGTCGCCGTGAACGTGAAGTTCCGACTGTGATGATAGTTGCCGAGCTGCTTGGCCAGCCGGTCGGTCATGAGCTCATGACCTTCGTCAGCCAGCAGGATGTCAGCATTGAAGTTGGAGTGATGCAGGCTGTCGGCAGTGTACACCGTCACCCTCGCATCTCGTCGCTTTCCGCCACCGACCTGGCCTACACTGGGGATCCAGCGCGTCAGCAGGTCTTTGATGGTCAGCACGACGTCCTTCCTCTTGGTGACGATATCGATCTTCGCGTGCTTGTAGATGGACGCGATCATCGCCATGATGTACGTCTTACCGAACGCAGGTGGTGCGTCGATGATGCCGTACTCGTGCATGTCGATCTGGGCGAGACAATCCTCCTGTTTTGGACGGAGTGTGAACCGCTCGAAGAGTCGGTCCCAGTCGGGGGTATAGATGCGTGGATCTTTCGGCGGATCCTTGTCGATGTAGATGATCTCGTAGCCCAGCCCAAGCAAAATCTTGCGAAGTTTGGGGTAGAAACCCTTCTGGCAGCAGAGCCGCCCGGCGTTGTCGTACTGGAACAGCCGACGTCGCTGGGTAACACGATCCTGCCGGTTGCCCGTGTTGGCGTTGTACGCCCGAGCACCGAAGTTCATCGTGATATGCGTGTAATATAGAGGCCTTTCGAGCTCTCGATACACGTGTGGCGGGAGGGGATTACCGTGTTCGTCGGCTATCTCGATGAGAGGCCCGCCCTTACGAATTACCGCCTTATTTGCCATTGACAATCCACAAGGTCTTCCCATAGTGGGTTGACCGACTGCGCAGGATCAGCTATCATTGGCAGTAATACCGCCCGAATGACCGCGTCCTACAAGGTCATGAATTTTAGGCCCGACCTGACCCGTCGGGCCTTTTTTATGTCGTTATCCGCGCTTGCGTTGCTCTTCTTCGAACTTCTTCTGGCATGCCTCACATGGCTTGCCGCCGTTGCACCGGGGCTTATGCTTGCCCTTGTAGTACTTGAAGTTCCGGCACTCTTTGCTTGTGTCTTTCATCGTGTTTTCCTGACGTCGATTACCTCAAATGTTCCATATCGGTCCGGCTTGTACGGACTGATGCCGCGGTACTTGCCCGCGGTACTTAGAAGTTCCCGGAAGTCCTCCACCGGAATGGTGTGTGGTAGGACTGCATGCACGACGATCTTGTCGCCGGGAAAGAACGCTTCGTGGACGGTGTACCTCCCTTGCGCATAATACCGTTTGAACTCCGTCGTTTCGCCGTCCACAACAGGTGCCCAATCGATGTCATTGACATCATCGTGATGCCTATTGACGACTTTAGCCGCGTAACGCATGAGAGCCTGCCACCAAGTGGGCAGGAACATTACGCGGCCGTTTGGGTCCCGCAGCATCCTGCTGATCTTCTTATGTCGGCAGTCGCCCAGCGAGTGCTGGTTGAACTGCAACGTTACTTCAATCTCGGTCACGGGTCCATCCTTTTACCCATCGACTCTCCCGATACTACCCAGCCCCGCCGATCCTGTCAACGGGCAAAACTGACGTGCTGGGTAGTATCCCATATTTTGTATCCATATGGGAGACGTGTCCCATATTTAGTGGTCAACTACCTGTCCGCTTTTCCAGAAAATAGCCCAGTCGGGACTGATGCCCGAACTGGCCACTGCTGCCGATGAAGGTGTCGTTCAGCGTGTCCTCCAAAGCAGGACTAAGGTTTTCGAGATAGTCATCGAATCCGTCCATCACAGCTTGACGGATCTTGCCTTCCCACTCTTCACTCTTGAGGATCTCCTTCGCTATCTTCCTCGCCCGCTTGGCCAGCGCATCACGGAGTTCGGTCTTGAACGTCCACTCCTCCAACAGCGCAGTAAGCGTGTTGGTCAACAACGCCGTGATCTCGTCGGGCGTCAATCGCTCGACGATCTCGGCTGCGAGTTTGGCGCGTACGGCTTCTTGAACGTCACTTGGATTTAACATGGTTATCCTTTACATAAGGCAATGCTCTTCGTACGCTGCGACTTCCGTTTCGTAGTGGAAGAAGTCTCGCGGACGGAATAGCGGGGCTTGCATCTCAGGCACAGCCTGAGAGTCCAGATAAAGCTCGCTTAACCATGTGTGTCGAAGGAACGCGATTAGACGTTGCGACGCACGCAGATCGGCGAGCACGGGGTTGGGCTCTACGTTGGGCAAACCGATGCCCATACGATTGCCCCATACACGCCATGCGAAATCGTATGGCGCTAAACCGATCTGATGACAGCTCGGAACGGGTAATGGCGTCACCAATTCGAAGTTCTCTTTAACCTCCGGGATCTTGGCGTCATTCTTCCAGCAGCGAAGCACAAGTGAGCACCGCTGATGGTGCCGCCACTTGGGCGCTACGCCAGCCACACCGGCTTGGGTCTTCGGATTTAGTCCCAAAGAAGCCTCAAGCTTGCCAAGCCGATCTGGATAGCACGGGTCGATGAACCACCGTGGATCGCGGATATACGAGATGAGTCCGGCTACGTGTGCCGGGTCGAGAGAGGTGATGAACGATAGTGCCTTCCACGCGGGATGGCTGTTCAACAGCCGGAGGGCCTGCTTGCTGGTTGCTGCTCCGTGTTTTGCGGCTTTTAGCACTTCGACGGACAACGCATACGATCTGTAGTCGTTCTCTGTCACTTCGTGGAAGCCGCCCTTGCTGGGAGGCTGGGAGCACAACCGCATGCGGGCCAACATGGCCTCTGGGTTACGTCGCTCTGCCTCTGTAACACAGACGAGCGGCGTCGCTACCTCTACGCTGGAAATGAGATCCTTCTGTTTGAGGTGGAACAATTTAGTGATCAACACAGCGTTGCTGTGCGAGCCGACAAGGCGGAAGTGGTCCGCGGATCGGGCAACTGGCCCTTCCAAGAACTCGTCCACAGAGACATGCGATGGCTCCGGCATACCGGCGCCGCGAATGTACCAAACCTTGCCGTCCGATACGTGCAATTTCAACGCTTTTCGATCAACTGCCTTCATTGTTGAGTGTGATCTGGTGGTCGAAGAGATGGCCAATCCTCGGTTCATGGGTGACGAACAGGACTTGCAGGCCACGCTCATGCGACAGCTCACGTAGGCGCTCAAGGGCCCGCGGCAAGCAGCCAAGATTGTGTTCATCCAGCCCTGCGGTTGGCTCATCCATGATGAGCAAGCCCACTTGGCCGGCGAATGTAGCATTCACGGTGATCCGGAACGCCATAGCCAACACGATTCGTTCGCCAACTGACAGTCGTCGATCGGGTTGCACACGCACACCATCTAAGAAGCGTGCCGTGAAACCCAGATACTCGTCCATTTCGACACGGAACGGCGCCTCGAAGATTTCGAGGGTCCTGTTCACGTCCTCGAGCATTTGCTCGATATACGTATAGCTTACCACACGGGGAGCCTCATTGCGATGAAAGACGTTTCGCACCTCTTCGAGGTGGGCAACGACCTCGCGTATTCGCCCCGCAGATTCCAGCGTGGCGCGTACGTCGCCGAGGAGATCCTCCCAGCGTTGGATAGTCGCTTGTGCTACAGCCAGGTTGCGGCTGAGCTCATTGCGCTGTCCGAGCTTGTTACGGAGAGACCCAAGATTGCTCCGTGCGGTATCTGCTTCCTCTGCTAGCACGACAGGAATGTCTTGCAACTGCTTGGTTACGTTGGCCAGTCGTTCGCGGAGTTGCTCGAGAGCACCACCGACTTTGGCCTGTTCCTGTTCAATCTCGGTCTTCGCCTTCTGCAGATCAACAAGTGCGGTGGAGAACGACTCCTGCTCTTCAAGGATCTCTTTGCAGTCGGACTCCGGCATGTTCGGCGCGGTTAGCGTCGACAATGCCGCTGCCCGTTCTTGAAGAGATGCCTTCCAGTCGGCGAACGCCTGACATTCTTCCCGCCACTTCTTGAACTCCTCGACCTCTTCGGCGAGCATTTCCAGTGGCAGCTTGTCATGCTCCGCAATCTGTAGCGTCTCTCGCAGATTGACCAGCTGTTCGCCCACGGTATGGGCATCGGGCAGTTCCTGGTTGCACGTGGGACATATCGTCGCCATGCTGTCCAGGTCCTTGATGCGCTGCCGCAGAGTGGCACAAGTAGCACGCAGCTTGGTAAGCCGCTCTCGCTGCTCGTCGTCCATGATGGGCTCGTCCGGGATCTCGCCGAAGTCGGCCCGCTGTTTCTGGTAGTCGGCCTCGTCCTTGGCAAGTTGCTCGCGAGCTGCCTGGGTCGCATGGTAGGTCTGCCACTGGGACAGATTCTTCTTCGCCGTGGCAACATCGCCAGCGATGTGCACGAGGGCATCTGCCAAAGCGTCGATGTCGACTTGGATGACCTTCGTTTCTTCCGCAAGCTCGCCGAGCTCACCAAGCTTACCGTCGATTCGCTTCTGTACGATATCGCGGTCGTTGGCAAGGCGCAGTCTGGTATCGAAGCCGGTAATGATCCGGTTCTGATCGGCAGAGTACTCCTCGACGTCCTCCGGGATGTCGATTGACTCCATTTCCTCTACGATGTCGTCGGCAGCTGTCTGGGCGGCGGTGAGCTCGTTCATGATCGCGGCCTCGCCCATCAATGTGGTAGGGACCTCGATGTCTTTGGTGAACTCGCCAACGTACCGCCAGATCTTCTCGGCGTTCTCCAGGCCAAATAGCGATGCAAGCGATGATGCTCGCTCCGCCGGCTTCTGGTCGAACATGCTGTCGACGCCTCGCTGTTTCACGAACACGTAGTCGCTGATCTGCCGCTTGCTGGCACCCAGCCGTCGGCCGATCTCCTCGTTGATCGTGTTGACCGTGCTCCAGGACGCCTCGCCGATCACCAACTCGTTGGACGACGGCTGCAGGCTTCGGGTCACGGTCATCTCGTGCTCGCCGTGCGAGAACTCCATCTGCACGAATGAGCGGTCTTTCGGGCCACAGCCCTGGTAGATGTCTGCAGCCTTCTCCCGTTCGCCGCCGGAATCTCCGATCATGGCAAACTGGATGGCACGCAGCAGGTTCGTTTTTCCAGCACCGTTGGACCCAACAATCATGTTGAGTCCAGGCACCAATCGTATGTCTTGGCGCCGGTGCTGGCAAAAGTTCTCAAGTTGAATCCGGCGAATCAGCATCGTCGTCTTCGTCCTCGTCTTGTTCTGGCAGGAGATATTCGAAGAGCTCCATGAGGAGCGATACTTCTCTCGCTGTGCCTGGAAGGAAATCGTCGCGGGTCACGCTAGGCAGCAGGGAAAAGTCCAGCAGCCTGTCAGCCATGTCGCAGTCCATGGGCAACTTCTCTGTACAGAAGGCGGCCCACTTACTGGCTTGGCTGGTCTTTGGTGCGACGACATCCATGATCTCGTTGAGCGCGTCGCCGCATTCCTTGGCGTGCCGGATGGCAGCCTCGAGCAGACGGCGGAACGAACAAAAACTCTCGATAGCCCTGTACATCAGAGCGTCATCCACTTTCTTGGCCACTAGGTTCTCCTTGTTGAATGATGCCTACAGGTGCTATTGGCGGATCGAGCCGATGCTTCTCCGGGTCGTCAAAGAAGGAGACGAGCCCTTCGCGAAGCAACTCCGGCGCGAACAGCCGCACTGCCTGTGGAAGAGTTAGTCCGTGCGAGCGACGTCCTTTACGGGCATACTGCGCCGGATCCTCACCTTTACACACGTGTGAAAGGTTGATTTTAACATGCCCATATGCCTCGCAGCACCACCGCAGATTGCGGATGAATCGAGGGACAATGGGTGTATGGTGTGATTGATACAGTGAATTAAGCATCCTTCACCTCGTAGTTAGACCAGGCGCATTCTACCATGCGCCGCTTCTGTTTACCGGGACCGGCAGCATGGTTCGCGATTTCGAACTCGTGCCGAATCCAGCCGTTCTCCTCCAGCTCTGTAATGTACAGGTCCGACGAGTACCCGCTGATGAGCACTTTGCCCTTCAGCTTGCGTATAGCGGCCAACAGCTCCTCGTGCTGCTCATACGTCATCTCGTTCTCGCCGTACGCCTTACGGCTGCCTTTGGCGCGTGTCGACGGGAGATACGGCGGGTCCAGATAGAACATCGTCGTAGCAGCGTCGTGATACGTCATACAGGCGATGGCTGGCTGGTTCTCTATCTGCCAGCACTGGACCGTGTCCAGGATGGTGGGCAGCATATCGTGTATGCTCCCGAGATGCCCAGACACCACATCGGATATGCCACGGCGTGTGCGGCTCTTGGACCGGGAAAAGTCCTTCTTCCGCCCGCCGAACGACATCTGATGCAGAATGTAGGTCAGACGCGCTTTCTCCGCATCGTTGGCGGCGGCGTATGCTGCCGGATCCTTAGCGGTTTCAAATTCAGCTTCGGAATACAGCGTCGTTTGAAGCAGAATCTTCATGACCTCCGGCTCGTCACGCAGCATGGTGAACATGTGCGTGAGCCGAGTGTTCGTGTCGTTGTATACGTCAATGCGGGGCCACTGGCGGGTTGGCTCGGGCAAGTTCAACTTGACCGAGGCCAGACCGCCGTAGGCTTCCACGTGTTTCTTATACTGAATTGCGGGAGGATGCAGAGCAATGATCCTCCGAGCGAGATAGGCTTTGCCGCCGTGGATCTTACCCAGTGGCGACACCTTCTGCTTCCGCGCCTTGCTTTTTGCCATTACGATCGGTTCGCACCCTTCGTGGTTGGCGTTTGGTGAGTGCATCGGGGTCGAAGTCGCCGAGTTCCTCGGTGAGCTCATCCCAGATGGCTTGGAGTGCTGTATGTTGATTGCAGGCCAGTAACTGGTCCTCGTAGTATGCGACACGATCTTTCAATGCTTCCAGCTGAGCACCGACGGGATGCGTAAAGCGGACCGCTCGTTCCGCGTCTTTTACTTGGCTGCGTAACGCCTGCGCCGCTGCTTGTGGGAACTTTCCGAACGGGACTGACTCCGGGTTGTGCCCGTATTGGTACGACCCAAGATGACAGTCGTTCGGCGGGATGCCGGTTGCGCGGCTGACAATATCCCGCTGGAAAGATTCTTTGAGCTGCTCAACGGCTTCGACTTTGGCCGCGTGCGCTTTCTTTGCCTTCTCTCCCTCGTCGTGGAGCTTGGAAAGCTTCTCGTCGCACTTGCGGATCTTCTCGAAGAGATCGTCGCAATTAGTCTTGTCGGCTACGGCTTCGTGCGCCATCGCCGCAAGTTCCTTGTCCCAGTCAGGGTTCGCAGCCGCGATTCGCTGTTTCTCCCGTTCGTGGATCTGTCGGAGCCTTTGTCGGAAGTACTCCTTTTCCGTCACTGTCAATGCCATCTTTAAGTCTTTCGGTATACAAGTGTTGAAGTTCAGATTTGAAGTCTTTGGTGCGAGCCAGCCTGATGGCGTCGTCTCTGACGGCCGGGTTCTCGCTGTATAGCTCGTTGATGCAACCTACCAACCCACCTTGCAGCACGGCGGTCACGCGCCGTTCCGCATCGAGGGTTATCTGTGGGTCCTCAACGGGCATCACTTGTAGGAAAAGATGCACCGAGCTACCGACGCAGCCCTCAATCCGAGGACGTGCTTCTGGAATGTCGGCCCGATACCATACCCGCAGGATGTTGGTACGTACGCTAGTATGCACCATCTCTTGCGGCACGCGTGCCGGGTTGTCTTTCCAGGTGTCGATGAAGCTCTGGAGCTCCTCTTCCGTGTGTATCCGACAGTGAAACACTCCGCGGCTCTTGAGGGGGATGATTGCCGTCGTCAGATCGTCGTAAAGCAGCACGACGCTCTTGGCTGGCTCCTCCCCGATGTTCTGCATACACAGCGGGCCGGGCGAAATCACTCGTTTGGTTCCGTAATCGGCGACCACCGTCTTGTGGTAGTCGCCCGTTGCAATGATCGACGGTGTTGCCGAGCTGAACCAGGCATCACCGCGGTCGTCGCCCATGAAGTCCTTCCAGACCTGATGGGTAAGAAGAAGGTCAACTTCCGGGACATCATTCAGGGCGGATTCAACGTCGCGTGGTCTCTGATAATCGAGTCCATACGCGACGGCGTTACCCACCTCGAACGTCTCAGAATGCCGGTGGTCAGGCCACCCATGGATAGCGCACATCAGCGGTGGGTACGACAGTTCGTGCTGCCCCTGGACAAATGGTACTTCGACATGCATGAACTCAAACTGCTTCATGGCACGCCGCATTGTCATCAGGGCATCGGACTGTTGTAGTCGCTGATCAAATAGGTCGCCCAGGAGAAATACGGCCTCCGGGCGGTAGTGTTCGGCCAGATTGACAACCTGTTGGATACCGTAGCTGGTATCGCCGGACAGAGTCTCCCGGCGGTACCATACACGGTCCTGACGTCGGATATGCCAATCGGCAGTGATAATCGCAAGTGGCTTTCTCGGCATCTTGTTCTCCGGAACAAAATTCAGTCGTCGAGGGTGCGTATCTTCTCCAAAATGTTGAAGAATGCTTCCTCGGTATGGAACACCTCGTCGTCGAAGTCGATGACCGCTGGATCGCGTATCGGCTCCACTGTGTTGTCTGGGGTGACGCCCAGAACGGTCACGCGGTTCTCTACTAGCATATTCTTTAGCCGGTCGTAAAACCAGTCCTTCATATCTGTGAGACCGCGTGCGTGTTCCATTGCCTGGTCGATAGGTTCGTGCTCCCAAAAGCCCTTATCCCAGACCAGCTTATCGACTTCCGTCATGCCTAACATGCGAATGAGTGTTGCCAACGCCACCCGATCCCTTTCGAAGGCGTCGGCATACAGGCGTTGGTAGTAACGTGAAGGCACCTTTCCCTCCAGTTGATTTGGTGGTAATTACCGTGTATATTGGGGACAACACTACTGCAAGGAGGTTACCATGCTCGTATTATCCCGCAAAGAAGGTGAACGTATCCGCGTCGGTGACGACGTTGTCATCACCGTCGTACGGGCAGGCAAGGAAGTGCGCATCGGTATCGACGCTCCCAAGGAGATCAAGATTCTCCGGGAGGAGCTTCAATCGGCAACGCCATTGCCTGCTGGATCCTCTTGAACATCTGCTTCTTAGCAGACTCTGCCAGCTTCTGGGCCTGAGAGACACTAGCGCAGACTACGGATTTCTCCGTACCTACGATATGTCCGCGCCCAGAAGCTGGCCAGTAATCTGCTATGTGACTGCCTCCGTAGAAGAACTGCCAGTGACGATCTTCGTCACTCACGACGATGCGGATCTGCTCGAATGCGAGCTCATTCCGCAACGTCTCCAGCCCCCTCAGGGCTCTTTGCAGCTTCTCCTGCCGGAGCAGCTTCCGAGATTTCTGCATCTACGCCTCGAATGCGATCGATGATCTTCGTGGTGCTCATATCGAGAGCGGGCTCCACGGCGATGAACCTGCCACCCCATGCTGCCATTTCGGCGACGCCAGGGACGTCATCCTCCAGGTCCTTGAATTCGGGACCCTTGAACAGCAAGTTGGGCCGCAGCATGATGATCTCCGGCGTGGGTGTATCCCCGTCGAACGGGACGATGATATCCACACCATTGAGAACTTGTATCATGCGAGCTCGCATGTCATAGGACATTGTCGGCTTCCGCTTGATCCGCTCGGCCGACTCGTCCGTGTTCATTAACACGACCAGCACGTCGCATTCCTCCGCAGCCTGCTCCAGCAGGTGGACATGGCCAGGATGCAGCATATCGAACACGCCATTGGCTACTCCGACGATCTGCCCGTTCTCGCGCGCGGACTTGCAGAGCGTACCGGCACCCCTGACGTTCATGTTCTTGATCTCGTCAAGCTCACAGGCCAGTTTCAGGTGCACGTCCATCATGGATACAGGATAGGCACAGATCCGCTCAGCCTGACAGGCTCCGGCGGCGAGTGCATATCGGGCGGCACACTCAGCACCTTCTCCCGTGAACAGAGCCATTGTCGCTGCCGCGGCCACAGCATCGCCGCAGCCGCAGGTATCAATCTCGTCGGCGGTCATTGCGTCGACGACCTTGATCTTCTTGAGGCCCTCTCTCGCCAGCACAATGCCGTCCTCGCCACATGTGGTGATACAGTTCTTGATCCCCATGTGGTCGACGACGTAGGCACTAGCCAGCTCGACGGTGGTCTCGTGCTCCGTCTTGACGCCTTCGAAGAGCTCTTGCTTGTTCGGCGTGATGATCGTTGCGCCACGGTACTCCCCGAATCGGTGGGGCACCGGATCGACAACAACCGGGATATCGACCTGATTGGCGTACGCAATGACCTCTGTGACCACATGGGGTGTACAGACACCCCTGTCGTAGTCGGACAGCAGGATCACTTGTACGTCGAACAGCTGGAGCGCCCGGTGGAACTCGTGCATGATCGTGTTGTCCGCGTTCGGCAGGTTTTTGCCGCCGATACACTGCCGAGACATGAGCCGCGTACCCGCGTACTGGCGTACGTTGGTCTGCGGATCGTAGTTCGGGTCAACGATCTCCATGAGGAACGACGGATTCATACCCGCCGCCTCGAGAGTTGGGCGGAACTTCACGCTGTGCTTGTCGGTGCCGAGCATCGTGATAAACACCGCAGGGCACTGCAACTCCAGCACAGACATGAACGCGTGGGCGCCGCCGCCGAACAGTAGATTGGTGTGGTGGACATCGAGGATCGGAACCGGGGCAGTTTGATCAGTTCGGGTGACCTCACCCTGTTCCGCGATGTCGAACATCGTGGGCCCGATGACGAGAGCCACCTGTTGCTTCTCAGCCGCTTCCGTTGAATTTGTCATCCACTTCCCTCCTTCTTTGGTACGTATCGATATCGAACGAGATATGTCGGAGTCCGCTGGTTTGCGGCGGACGAGCCGTACATTCCGGGCAAATCCGATTGCCCGCATGTTTAGAGAGAAACATCGTCTGGCACCTTAGGCACTTTCGTTGTTTCTCGCTTCGTCGGTCGTCTCGAATGGGCATCCTTGCGGCTCCGTCGCTCGTAATCGAATCGTTCGATACGTGCCGTCAGGATAGCGGAAGACATAGTCTCTCTGCAAGATCCGTATGGGCGGCAGCGAAGGATTCGGGGCGTTGGGATAATCCGGAGTTTCGGGCGGCAAGGAGATCCAAGCATCGAGATATGGACCGCCGTTTTCGTGGGTAGCCTCCGTCACTGCGATAGCGACGGTAGCAGAATCGTGTGGTAGCTGTGCGTAAAGTCCGGCAGAGATCACGCCGGGACGATCCGCTTGCTCGTTTGCCAGTGCTGCTTGCATCGACGCGAGGATCTGGTCGGGCACATCCAAAATAATGGTCCGGCCCTCCTTGTCTCCGTCTTTCGTCTCGGCAATCGTCATGTGCCCAACTTCAGCAGGAACCTGCTGCAGCTTGTCCATGAGGTCGCGGTCGAACTGCCGGGTGATGTACGTTTGCAGCGTCAGCTCCTCTGGTTGCTCTGGCACCATACTCTCTGGTGCGCTGTACGCCTTCTGTGCTTGCTCAACGTATGCTTGATCGAGCACACCGAAGAAGGCAATCATGTCGTCGACCGTCGGCTCCTTGCGGTCCTCAAAGTAGGTCTGCAAGATGCCCAGCTGGTCGGCCGACGACAGCTTGTGGCGTATGACAAGACGTCGAAACGTCTCACTAAGGTCGTTCATGTCCGCGTAGACTCCCAAACGTGGCACGTAGCCGCGTATTGGCAAGGTGATTGAGAAAGTCTGCCATCATCGGGGCTTCCGCTGACAGCCATGGTTCCGGATATCGGAAGGCCTTTCCGATCATCCAGGCTAATGTGTAATCGTCCGGACTCTCACGCAGCACGGCCCGTTCCTTCAGGAAGGACCAGTCCCACATGGGCGGCGCGACTGCGACACAGGCGTGTCGGATCAGCCAGTTGCCGAAGGAGCCGTCAGGCAGCTCCCCCTCGCTGGTCACCGGCGTTATCGTATGCCAGTAGATGCCGCCATGCGTCTGCTTCAGCTCTTGACGAAAGATGCGACGCAGCGGTATGTGGCGATCCAGGACCTCGTACAACGAGGTGCCTATGCTACCGTCCAGATCCGTAAAGATCGGCTCACGGACGCTTTTATGACCCAGGGCGTATGACCGGGCTATTACACGGACGGGGGCGCCATTCAGCTCCTCCTGGATGAAGTCCCGCACGGCGCGGAAGACGGACATCACCTGACGAGCATGGCAGAATGGACAGATCCTCAAGGAGCAGGGCCGCGTTCGGGGCATAACTTGCACCGGCACGGGTGGACAATTGCGCGCATACTCGAGTTTGTCCTCGGTGCATGCCGCCCAACCAACCTCACGCAGCTCCTTACTCCTGAGAACCCACCGCCCACGGATGAATCGTAATGCCGACAACAGCTCATCGGATCTGGTGTTGGTCTTCCCGCACAACGGATATACCGTCGCGTAGTATGCGGCCACGCCAGCCGGCGATAGCGGCACACGTTCGTAGCGAAAGGGTATGGGCATCAGCGGAACTGGTCCGCGATGGCCTTGCCGAGCTTGCTGAGGAACTCTCGAAGCGAGCTCTGATGTATGGGCATCGCCAGGCATTCGTTGCAAATGTCGAAGGCCTTGCTTTCGTTATTGGGCCCGTCGGTACCGACAGGTGTGATCCTGACGATCGTATACGTCTCTTTGCCGGGCTTAATGTGTGCTTCGCAGATGTCGCAAATTTTCTTTTCCATTTTGTTCTCCGGAACTAAATCGGCACAGGGTGCCTGCGAATGAGCATGCTGTAATGAAATTGGGGGGCGTCTCACCACAGCGCTCTTTCCGCAGGCAACCCTGTCCGGTCGGGCTTTCCAGCCTTACTCAGTCGCTCCCGCCACCATCGTCTGCGCGGCCTTGGCAGCCGCATCGACGAACTCGTCTACCGACACCTGCGACATGGCGAAGGTGAACTCTCGCTTGATGAGCGCAGTCGCCTGCGCCACAAGCCCGAGCCGCATGAGCGGATCGGTAGTAAGCTTCGCAGCCGCCATCAATTCGGTGACGGCATCGAAGTCGGACGGGATTTCCAACATCGTTGCGCCCGCAGGTGCGTCCGTCGCGTCCACGATCTCGACAGCCTCGACGGGCTTGTCCTCGTGGTTGCCATTTTTGCGGGCCTCAGCCTTTTGTGCCTTGGCTTCCCTGGCTTTCTTGAGACTCTTCTTCCGTTTCCGGTTGATAGACTTCTCTTTCTTCCAGGCGTCCAGGGCTTCCTTCCGTGTCGAAACACCGTACTGCTTGCAGAGCTTGGTGGTACCACTATAAATGTGGTGCTCACGCAAGTCGGGGAACTCGTCTTGGTTCTTCTCGACGATCTCCCCAGCAGGGATGTTGCCATGTTTCTTGATCAAACGGATGGCAATCTCGGTGTAGTTAGGGGCTCCGTTTGGCCCCTTACGCGGCTTCTGCTTTGCTGCCATTGGCAGGCTCCTCCTAATCAGAGGTCATAAAAAATCGGGTCGCAACCACTGCGTCCCTGGTAGAACTCAAGGTTACCTATCTTAACAGGTAGGGTCGAAAGTAACGCACGGGAACTAGTAATTAACAACTAAATCGTTTTTGAACTTTAGTTGTTCGTTTACGCTAGAGTTCCTATCGTCACTCTAGCGTAAACGAACGCCGCCGCACCCGTTCGGTGGGCGGCTCTAACTAAAGCCCATACAGAAAAAAGGATAACAGGTCGACGAGCTGGCTTAGCCCATATTGGCACAAAGACACCACCAGCTCCGTCGACCGTTCCAGTATCAGTCGATGCCGATACCTTTATCCTCATGTCTGAAGTTCTTCATCTTGGCGCGCGCTTCTTTGTCGGCGCTCCCAGGATAAAGCCTCACGTCGTCGAGGTTGAGTTTTCCGTTGATGATCATCCACTGAAGTAGCAACCGTCGATACATCTTGTCCTTGTCGGGATGATCGATCGGAAGCAGTCCGTAATGGACGCTCATCTTACGATAGTTTTGCATCACGTTCGCGCGGTGTTCTTTGTACTTGGTACAGAGGTCGATGAACGTGGTCGCTTTGTTCTGGGTGGCTTCGGCCCAGGTCGGAATGGGACGGTCGTCCTGAGGGATCTCCTTGGGACTCTCCATCCACTCTTCCGGTAGCCAAGTGTCGTTCGACCAAGCGGTGATCTCCGCCTTGACTGGTTCGTCGTCCTTGTTGACGATCTTGACTTGTGCCGTAACACTGCACGTGCCGCCGCGGCATCGATTTGCACCGTCGGCGTCTCGGACACAAGCCTTCGAGAGCAGGACGACACCTACCGCCATGAAGAGGACGATAAGGGCCATGCTACTCTTGCTGCTTCCTTCACTCATGGATGGGCTCCCATCAGGTAGGCGACCAAGCAGATGATGTGGCACACCAGTCCGATGATCGCGAAGATTATTGCGGCGCCGCACAGACAGCCGTCGTTGAAGTCACTCATGTCAGAATCCAAATACTTTGCCGAGGACAAGGACGATGATCGCAGCGAAGGCGCAGACGAGCGCAGCAGCAGCCACCATGCCCTGCCTTCGCCGGGTACGTGCCTGTGCAATCAGTTCCTCTTCAACTGCTCTCTCCAGGCTCGTCATCTGCCTGTCCTCCGGTTGATCTTCCCTTTGCAAGGTCTTTCTCCTTGTTGGTTAGCATTACGTCATCCACGAAGTCCCCATTCAGCGTGTAGGTGTCCTCTCGAGACATCCACACGAAGACAGGATCGTAGGTCGACTTGTCGGTACGCCACTCGGCCACGCCGGCCCAGATGGCTGCTTGTTGAATGACGCGCTGGCCATGCAGCATTCCGAGGCAACCCATAATGGCGCCTCCTATTATAATGCCGCATAACGCACCCAAGGTGAACCAGCCCATTATCCCGTCTCCTTCCCTGGCGTTTCGACGCCGTCGCTGTAGAAGCGATCAAACTCCCAGCCGTACTCCCCACGCCATTCGAATACCGTAATGCCGTGCGTAGTGACTCGCTTCCGGGCTGCCTGAAATTGCTGGGCGCGGTGCATTGCACTCGCCACGCCAGACCACCAACCGAGGAAGAAGACAATAGCTGTGGCTGGGATGCCAATTAGAACACAAACGGCGATAACGTTTGCCATGTCACCCTCCGTAGTTACTCCTGATATAGGTAAGTGTAAGTCGCGCGTCCCACGCACTCGATGGGATTTGCATTTCTGCCGCCAATAGTATTGGTGACGGGCTATGTTCTTTCTCCCAGATGTCCCCGCGGACCCAAACCTTGCATATCACTAGGTCGGAGATGTTGCGGAAACGATTGGAGAATCGAACGATATCGTTTGCATGCTGCATGACGTGGAAGCCAGAGCGGTACTTGGTAGCCGTCCGGCGATCCCCGTCCCATGCAGTCTTTTGATCTGCCTCGATCCACTCATCGAGAGGCAGTACGCGTGAACCCTGCACACCGTGGAAGAGGGTGGCAGGCACGCCGTTGCGATCCCGAAGCATACGCCAGCAGACGCGCCACTTACATGGCGACGTCGCCGGGGTAGCCTGGGAAGAAGATTTCGATCTCACGCTTGGCGTTCTCTGGCGAGTCGCTGGCGTGGATGATGTTGTGATGCGGTGACTTGGCGAGGTCGCCGCGGATGGTGCCCGCCTGAGGAGCCGTGAAGCTGCCCATGAGAGTGCGGACTGTGGTTATGCTGGTTTCGATGGCGTGCGGCACATATGCAACGCCGGCCACCGACAGGCCTCCGGCCATGAACTCTGAGATGCGTTTGTAGAAATCTTCGTCCTTGAACTTGCCGTACAAGCCTTCGATGTGCTTGTCGGTCATCTGCAGTGCTCGCATCCGAAGGAATCGGACGCCCTTCCGCTCCAAGCGTTTGAGGACCTCACCCATGAGACCTCGCCTGATGCAGTCGGGCTTGAGGATGATCAGTGTCTCGCTCATACGATAACGTTCTCCGTGTAAACAATGGGAGTTGATCTGAATACGTTTATGTCTTGCATCGCGTCCATCTGCAACTGGCGAACACGCTCCTTGCAGACGCCCATGACGTTGGCAACCTGCTCGAGTGTCTCGCCGTGGAAGCGACGAATCAGGACTTCTCGCCGACGGGCTTCCATACGACTCACGATGAGGTGGAAGCGATCGAACAGCTCGTCGAGGTCGGCGTTCTCGTATGGCTGCTTTATCTTCTTGTCGGGAAGCACGTCGCCGAGCTTCAATGCGCGCTTGCCTTCGCCACGACATTCCGTGTTCGTCGACAACGCTGGCTTGGTTGCCTCGGGGAACCTCTCAATCCACTCCGGTCGCGGGATTCCTTGGAACCATGCGATCGGCAGGCGAATCAGGCGGTCTTCCGCGCGGTACTTCAGCATGTACTGTCGCGACGCCCAGCCGGCATATGTCTGGAAGCCGGCCCGGGACTCGTGATTGGGATCCCACGCGTCGATGGCGTGCATGGCGCCCAGGATCCCCTCTTGAAATAGGTCGACGGCGGGGACGCTCTCGTTATGCAGCTTGATTGCCAGCCCCCACGTGTACCTTACGACGCTCTCGATCGCCTGCTTCCACGGCCCGGTGTCCTCCTTACCGGCGGCGGCTGCAGCGTCGAGATCTTTTCTGGGCAAAACGCCCACCTGCTGACATATGCGCGACATCCACTCGCTATCGTCCAGCATTGCACTTTTTGTTCCTGGAAACAAAATTACGTCCTCCATAGGAAAATGGTTGCGTGGACGGGGCGCCCGTGTGGGTCGCCCCGTCCAGCTCAGGGAGGCACCGCGTAACGACCTCCGCGTGAGACCCATCATGTGGTCGCGAGTCAGGTGTCATTTGCACTGTGTGACTGATCGCGAACCGGCACAATTGACGGGCGGCGGGCCAAGCGACGACACTCAGCGACGCCTTTTTGCCACGCTCTTGTAGGTCGTACGACGGCGTTGCCTGGGCTTTCTAGAAGGTATGCCCTTCCGTCGGTTGAATGTGCACCCTGACGGAACGAGCTTGCGGAGCAGCTGAGCGGCCTCGTCGCCGTGTTCGGCGCGAACGGCATCGACCAGCTTTCCGCGTGTCTGCTTTCGAATCATTGCCCGGGCGAAGCCCTCATGGTCAAAACCTCTAACACTGTTGATCCAGAATTCGTCGAGATTCCGGTCAAACACTTCCGCGAACGCGTGGAAATACTCCATGTGGAGCTTCGCGTTCTTTTCAATTTTGGCCTGCGTTCCTTTCGGACACTTTGGCCACATACGGCTATCCATCGGTCCTCCGTTTCCCGTGGCGTTTCTGGTAGAACTCCCACCATAGCTTTTTGCACACCACGAAGTCTAGTGCCGGCATTGCTGCCGCGACGCTGCGTCCGCCAGCTACCATGATGTAGTAGCCATCCTTCCGCTTTATCGCTCGATCAGAAACCACCACGTACTCGTTGACCGCGTGTCCCGGGGACAAGCGAAAGTACACTGCCATACCCAATTTTACCTGCTTACCGTCGTACGTGACCACTGACTTGCTCGGGAGCTTCGTCAGCTCCACGTCAGGGCAATGGTTTACGGGAATGGTGTTTGGCATGGGTGGAGTCTCCTTATGCTTGCAAGGCAAGCACTTTTGCTGAAATTTGCAGATAATAGAGGTTGACGATTTCTCACAGATCGGTTAGTATGAAGGTAGCAAGGTTATTTTTCTCACCCAAGCGAGGATACGGATCCATGGCACGCGCCAAAGAAACCCCCTCCAAACTCGCCCAGCTCGATGCACTAGCCGCCCTTAACGACGACGAGAAGATTCGCAAGATACGCGATCTCGAACGGAAGTTGGCCGCTGCTACGTTGGCAAAGAAAGAAGCTGAGGCAAAGTACAAGCAGTCCGAGAAGGACTTACTCCTGGCCGAGGACAACACCGAGTTGATTCTTGCGACCCAGGACGAGAAGACGCTGCGGAAGCTCGAGATGAGCAAGAAGCGGCGTGGCAGGGGCAAAGCCTCTGCGATCATCTGTGTGAATGATTGGCACTGCGAGGAGAACGTCGACCCGGAGGTTACCGGGAACGCAAACAAGTTCAACCCGAAGATTGCTGATCGTCGCATCGAGAACACCTGGCAGAAGGCGGTGTACCTTCTGGATACCATCAAAAGCTTCAGCGACATCCAAGAGGTCGTTGTCTGGGCTGGTGGTGACATGATCAATGGCTACATCCACGAGGAGTTGATGGAGTCAAACTTTACCGGTCCTGCCGAGGCGATCCTCTACACGCAGGAAAAGCTTATCACCGGCATCGAGTTCATCAAGTCCCAGGTCAAATGCGACCAAATCACATTCCTTGGCAACTACGGCAACCACGGCCGTACGACTCGGAAGAAGCCCATTTCCACTGGTTGGAAAACCTCATGGGAGTGGTTGGCGTACAACAACGTCGCACTGCATTTCCAAAACGACTCGAAGGTCAACTTCAAGATCGCGAAGGGCTACCACCTCTGGATGCCCATTCAAGGCCACGATGTCCGCTTCCATCACGGCGACGCCATCAAAGGCGGTGGCGGCATCGGCGGCGTTCACATTCCACTGAGGAAGAAAATCGCCCAGTGGAACAAAGAGCGCCAAGCTGAGTTAGATGTGCTCGGTCACTTCCACCAGTATGCCGAAGACTGGAATTACGTGCTGTGCGGTTGCCTCGTCGGCTACAACGCTTACGCCCAATACATTGGTGCGGAAGCTCAGCCGCCTACCCAAACGCTCATAGTTATAGACTACGAGCACGGGAAAATCCTGTCCATGCCAATTTTCTGCGATGACACACTGGTGAGGTAGCATGCGTTTCGAAGAAATCTACCTGGATATGGATGGCGTGATCGCTGATTTCGTCCACGCCTTCATGCATATCCACAAGCGAATGGATCTGGCACACAATCTGACAACCCGCTGCCTCGAAGAGGTGCTGGGCATCACGCAGGAAGAGTGCTGGGCACCAATCGTCGACGAGAAGCATTACTTCTGGGACGAGATCCCGATCTTCCCGTGGGCGATCGAGTTGTACCAGTTCTGCCGCCAGATCGGGCCGGTGACATTCTTGTCGCGGCCGATATGCCTGCCCGAGCTCAACGGGCGAGACACCGCGTACTGCGTACGTGGCAAATTGACATGGCTCCGCCGCAACTTCGGCCAGGAGATCGACGAACATGACGTCATCTTCACCGGCCGTAAAGAGAGCGTGGCGAAGCCCGGCGTGCTGCTCGTCGACGACGACGAGCGGTACGAGTTGAAGTTCCGTGAGCGGGGTGCGCGGCAGATCGTGTTCCCTGCGTGTTACAACCGTTTCCGTGCTCGGTGGGACGAACCGATGGATTGCGTCCACGAGCAATACGAAGGACTGCTAGAAGAATGATGACCATCCCGAATCCGGCGCTGACTCCGGAAGTGATCGAAGCGATCAACAGCGAGCTCCAGTATCAGAACTCGTTCGCTGACACCGATCGCAGTGACGGCAAGGACCACGGCGTAGTGGGCCAGCTCGTCACGCTTGCCGTGTACGCCCGCAAGGCCGAAGAGGCTTGGGTGCACGGCGCCGACGAAGTGAAGACGCTGCAGGCCCTGCGTAAGGTCGCAGCCATCGCCTGCCGGGCGATGTTGTTGTACGGAGCCCATCCGCGGACCGATTACATGGACGCCCATGGAGACTGGCAATGGAACGACGACTGAATCTCGCGATCTGCGGACCCGGTCGCTGCGGCAAAGACACCGCCATGCAGTGGCTCTCCGACAACACGATTTTGGTCAATGCTGGCAGTACTAGCGAGGCGGCAGCACCGCTAGTATTTGACCGGATTGGCCGAGATTTTGGGTACGTCGACCCTCACGATTGTTGGGAGGATCGGCATAATCACCGGGTCCTATGGGCCAAGATCATTTGGGAGTATAATCAGCCCTTGGGAATCACCCTCTACGAGGATATGCTCAAGGAATCCAACCTGCTCAACGGCATCCGGAGGGCCGGCGAATTGCAAGCATTGCTAGATCGCGGCATGATCGACCTTGTCGTGTGGATCGAGCGGGATGTGGATGAGGACCCTTCCCTAGAAATGTCTTCTGACGTGGCCGATGTGATCATCCCGAACAACGGGACGCTGACGGAGTTATATCAGAAGCTCGCGCGGCTCGCGAAGGTACTCGGAATCCTCAGACCAGGATAACAACAGCATGGACATCGGTCTTGGGTGGTTATCTGATTTACTGCGGTGGGCATCAAGAATCTTCCCGAGAGGTCTTCATGTCGACAAGACTCAGGAAGGTGTGATGCTTACCCTCGGTAGAGCGAAGCGACTCAGGCCTGGCTTCCACCTCTACTGGCCTCCCATCCAAAGACCGATAGTCCATCCTGTTGTCCGAGATACTCTGAACTTAGAGGCTCAGACATTACCGCATGATAGCACACTACCACTTGGCATCACAATATCAGTGACCGTTGTTTTCCGCATAAAAGACATCATCAAAGCGATGGTCGAAACATACGACTTCGAGACCACGATACGTGACCGAGCCCAAGAGGGTGTTATCCAAGCAATCGTCGGTAAGACGATGCAAGACCTGGTGCGGAGACATCAACGCATCAACCATATGATCACCAACAAGATCCGAAAGGACCTTGAACCGTTTGGCGTCGACGTGGAAGTAGCATTCATGTCCGACTTCCATCTCACCAACATGCACCGGGTAATCGGCTCGACGCAGATCATCCCGTTGCCGCAGAACGAAGAAACCGAGGAAGCAGAGTAATGGCGAAGAAGAAGAACTCCCCACTCGACGAACTCGAATCGCGAAGCCGTGTTATCACAGCCAGGACGCTCAAGGGCGAACAGAAGGAACTGTGGAATGAGTTCGTCATCAGATGGCAAGAAGGCCGCTACGACGGCATCTCCCAACGCGAACTCTTCGAGTGGGCCAAGCAGACCTTCGGGCTGAACTGCTCGGCGAGCGCGTTCCGCAACGACCTCGTTGCCGGGCCCAAAGAGTAAAAATCGCGGCCGCGGTGCGCCAGAAGGGATTAGCTACCGACGCACCACGGCACAGCGTTAAGGCCTACTCGTTGTACATGGCCAGGCATTTTGTCGAGGCCGAGTTGCTGTGTCCGCCGATGAGCGAGCCGCTCGTCTTCAGCCAGCGTTTCTGCCATCCCCAGTCGTCGCGGACCAGCATGGAGAAGTCCTCAGCGTTGAGCGTGATGAGTGGCGTCTCCGCCATCTCCACCATCGAAATCGCGAGGTCGTAGTCTTTGACGTGGTTCTCCGGCGGGTTGAAGTTGACGCCGACGTATGCGGCTTCGCCCTTCCTCAACTTCGCAACCAGTGCCTCACAGTGTTCTTGTGCACGCTTGCAGTATGCTGCGAGCGCCTCGTCATAGATCTGCTGATGTTCCTCGCGGTTCTTCCGTAGGGTCTCAAGCAGTAATTCTTTCTTGATGGGAATTTCAATTTCCAAGGTAATTCTCCTTTCATCAAAGTCTGCCATTGCCAGGGCGCCGGTGTGCCCGATGCACCCGCCGATCGTTTCGTACGCGTAGAAGTCCAGTCGAGGGATCTCCACCCGATAGCGGGGTCCTTCGATGTACACGTCTCGCGGTAGGCGGGCAAACGGGATTTCAATGGCTGCTACCAATGCTAGCCTCCAGATCGTCTCAGAGGGCCGCTAAGGCCCGGGTCGCAAATGGGCTCCTGGGAGCCCTTTTCGGCTTTACGGGCCGCGTATGGGCCTCAGGAGGCCTCTCACGGCGGTTCCGACGGCTTTTCGTCTCGCGGGATCATGTCAATCAGCGGGTTTTCCGCTTTTTTCCAATATGGCCGCTCGGTCAGCCACTCTTCGAGGGTCATGGTGTAATCGTAGGCGCCGACGCCGATGGCCATGACGTACGCTTTGCGGTCAGCGTCATAGAACACATGGGCGATCGGCAGCAATCCCTTCCACCTGCTCGAGTAGATGAACATGCCCGGGTAGGGCTCAACGTGGATCGGGAAAGACACGGAGGTTTCCACGATTTCGATTGTGTCGTTGTGGAGCTTCACGCCCATTTGGGCGAACGCTTCGTACATCGTCGTCTCCACTGAGCTGTTTGATCTCCTTCTTCTCTATGGATTTTACTTTGTCGAAGTCCAGCTGCTCTCGGATGCATCGCTGCACCTCGTTCTCGTAGCAGTGGTTGCAACGGATTGCAGGCAACTGGGCTCCGCCGGTGAATGGATACCATTCGGTGGTTGACGTGCTACACTTACCGCAAACCCTTGCCTCCCTTTTTGTTGTTGGCACGTTTGGCCTCCCTTCGCTCTTGGTAAAGTTGGTCGATGAGCCGGATGAACCGTATCCGCTGCGGACACGGTGGGCTGGCGAGGCTGGGTCTGTTGTATAACAGCCATACGTCAGCGGATTTGCGGCGGCCCTTTTGCATGTCATCCCAATACTCGCCGACGCCATCGACGCCGACGAGTATCCGGATGTGCAATGCTTGCTTGATATCCCAGGTTAGGTTCTCATGCACGGCACCACCTCACGACAAGGAAAGTACCGTCGAAACAGCGTGTTCATAACATCATTCTCCTTCCTGATTGGTGGCTACGCGTAGCGGGTCTGGAAGCGGCAGCATCTCGGGCGGTTCCGTTGGGATGCCGAGATCCTCGCATGTCTCATCAACTGCTTTTTTGGCGTCCGTCTGCAGATCGATGCCGTGGAGTTCGGTCCTGGTCAGCTTCCGTTTGACGTCCGCAGCGATGCGGGGCATGCGATGCGAACATTCGTACGGGAAGTTGCCTAGGTACCAGCTGTCCAACGCGTCGACCATCGTGCTGTAGAACGCCTTCGTATGTAGGTGCTTCTTACCGGTGCTGGGCTTGTCATGACAATATTCGTGGAGAATCATCATCATGTACTTGTTCCAGACCCGGTAGTTGGCTCCCAGTTGCTTGACCTCCTTGCGGTTCAGCGCGATGAAGGTCTGGCCGTCGGTCCAGTGCTCCAGCGGCCCGGTGCCGATGAACAACTCCCGGCTGCCTTTGGAGTTCCGCACCGCATACTGGATCGCATGCATCTGCGCACGCAGCACCTCTAAGACGATCCGTTCGACACGGGTGAGCTCCTTCTCTTCAAGGATCAGGTGCTCTTTGCCCATCGCCTCAACGGTCTTGTCGTAGTCGATGTACTGCAAGTTGTATCCGTGGATGCCGAGATCGTAGTAGGATTTGTTGATGATCCACACCAACTGATGGCCGTTCTTGGCGTTCCAGCGATCCAACATCACCCTGTCGAGGACAGCGGCAATCTTGGCGTCTTGGATACGACGACATTCGTACGACCAGTGTCGTGTTCCCTCTGGTGCGAGGGTCACGACACCGCGACCAATACCGTGTAGGACCCGCAACGTAACGTGTCGCTGGTCCTGTAGCAGCGTGTGCAGCTTGGCAGCACGCGCGTACTGGGTCGAAATGTCCTTGTCCTTCATCGACGTCGCGACCCGCTTGCGGTCCGCGTCGTTGGTGATTGGCGACCGTCTGTTGGCCGTGTTCTGCGACGTCGCGTTCTGCGTGCGGGCACGCGGGCGTCGTCTGGAACTAGAATTGACCACGTTGCCAGAACTGTCGCGAGCGACACTCGTATTGGCTACGTGTGTGCGGATATTCGACGAGATCTTGGTCCACACCGGGCAGTCCGACATGACGTCGTTCCGCGCGAAGTTGACCTTGATCGGTACCTTAGTGACCACATCGCCTCCGGTGCCGAACCGATACCTGTTGATGGTCAGCACCTTCACACCTTGATTGTAGACTTCGAGGGGCCCGTTCTCGCGGAACTTGATGTCCGCTTCCTTGAGCTCCATGTCCCATTCAATTTTCGAGCGGTCTTTCGTGATCGTCTTGTCCTCACCGTTCAGATGGATGGGGATCCGGACGAACTTCACGTTCTTCTTGATTTGGTCGATGATGTCAGCATGCTCGACGTGGGTGAGATGCTTGTACAACTCGACGGTTACGGTGCAGCCCGGATAGTTCTCCAGGCCCGTACGGAGCCTGTAGTCCAGCCCGTCCTCCTGGATATCGACGATCATCTCGAACTCGCCGCTGCGCCAGGTGTTACGCCCGTAGGCGAACAGCTGTCCGCGGCCCATCCGGAATCGGCCGAACTGCTTCTCCTCTTCGACGGAGTGTGGCTGTCCGAATACCTCGAAGAACTCTTCTATTTCTTCTTTGGAACGGAAACCTTTACCGTCATCGGATATGATGAGCATCCCTTGCGTACAAGTGATGTCACATCTAGTAGACCCAGAGTCGACGGAGTTCTGGACCCCTTCGACGCTTGCTTTCCATAGGCTGCCGGCTTGACGCTGGATGATGTCGAGCAGCAGCTGCTGATGCATTTTGAAACGGCGTGTTTCACTCTGTGGCATGCCTTCTCAGTCGTATACCTCGGTGTTTTCTGCCTTCGCTGTACTCGTCGGGTAGGACGGGATCAGGCTCATCGGGCAGATGGAAAAACTCGTGCCGGTAGACTGTCTTATCCTCTGGGATCTTCTCGATCTTTACGATGTGCTCCAGCATGAGGATGACGGCGCTCTTACGCCGGGCATCTGGCTGGATCACGAGGCGAGGAAAGTCGCCAGCGCTGAACGTTATCACACCTTCGTCGCAGACCTCCCAGGATCTGCCAGTCAGGTGGTTTCCATATGTGATGCGGTATTTCTGCTTCTTGTGGTACCAACTCCCGTCGAGCATTCGCTCAATCTCTCCCTGGAAGAACACGACCAAAGCGAATGGCATGTTGTCCTCGTAGAGATCAATGTGCAGCGGCACCGGCGGGATCTTCTGTAGTACATCAGTTGGAGAAGTGGTACACTGACACGTCTCCAGGGAGACCTGGGTATCGACTGCAGAGCTTTTCGATTGCTCTGTCATATGTATCCTCTACGTCTTTCCGGGCCTGCCGCGAGACTTCGTCGACCAGCACGTTGAGATTGACGCGATCGCGTTCGATGAAGTGGAAGTGCAGGATGAACCCGTTCTTCTGGTACTCGTCGAATGCCTTCCAAAGCTCCTGGTGTGCCCGGCGAGAGCCGGGGTTGTTGCCGCACGTGGCAACCACCTGGGAGTCAGTAACGATATGCACGTGCATAGCACGACCTACCTTGCGTAGCTCATGCCGCCGTTGCCTTCCCGGTCCGTCCCTGCCAGCATACCAACTCATGGCGTGCAGATACGGAAATAGCTCTCCAAGAGTAACGGTGCCAGTGTTCATGGCGCCGTAGAAGAGCTTCCTGGCACGACTGTGCCGATCGATAAGAACGGCAGCCCATCCGGCGCCTTGTTTCCAGCCGGTGCCGCTGCCGTCGCCAACGATTAGGGTGTCCCACTCAGTTATCTTTAGATGGTCGAGCAGGTCCTTCAGGGTCGCTATCCCCTCGATCTGCGGCTTCGCCTTCTTTGGCGCCTTCCGCTTCACGTCGTTTGCCATCGATCTCCTCTTGGAGTTGTTCGCGAACCTGCAGAGCGAGCTGGAAATGCTTGTTGGTTGCAGCCATTACCGTCTGCGATACGCGGGCGGCTTGGAGGCCGGCCTTTCCGATGAAGAAGGGGTCGTTGACGTCTCCGACTACCAGCACGTTGGGCTTGGTCTCTTCGAGGCCATCGCTGTAGACGATGCCGATCACGAGGCCTTCCAGCTCCGGGATGTCGGCGAGCATGTCCTCGGCGAGTCCGTGGAGGGATTCAACGACCACCTCATTGAATTTCTTCTTGTCGCTCATTTTGTTCCTGCGAACTAAATTCAGTCAGCCGATCGTGGAGATCGGCCATAAGAAGGGAAAAACGGGTAGCCGCCAGGGCCCAAATCGGGAAAAACAAGATTTGGGTCCAAGGCGGGTTCAGCCAGTGGCTTGGCAGCCAAAACAAAAGTAGGAGCCAGAATGCCGCATGGTATGTCATACATTTGTGGCACCCTGCTAGCTGTGCTATCTTTCCACGACCCCACGCGCGCCACGTTAGGCCGGTTTCGCGGACCTCGTCCGGACGCGGCTGCCCCCAGACACTGATCCACTCACGGACCTCGTCGAAGAGCCCGGGCTCGTGTAGCCAGGCATCGACAAGCGCGCCGGCGGCGAGGCACACAGCAACGAACTCCAGGATTGTCATGGCTACTCCTATCCGCGGTCGCCTTGGGTGAAACCCTTTGCAGCATAGAATGCCGCAATGATGGCGCCAATACCTGCGAGGAGCGGAATACCGCAGAGCGGTCCGTCCTCAGCGGAGATGAAGGCGCAGGCACCGCAGATTATGGCGATGAAGAACGAGGTCTTGGCGAATGATTCGAACATCATTCCTCCGGTGGGCCAAGATGCCACGGGTCGTCCTGAGTTGAACCTCTATCCGGTGGAGGATATCCGTCCGTCTTGGTCCAGGCCGGCGGTAGTGGCCGGCTCATCGGATACCTGAGGACCGGATTGTTCTCCGGGACAGTGGTCGGCACTGGGCGGCGGTAGGTAGGCCGCAGACCAGCACGCTCGAGGAACAACTTCGCGCTCATGGTAATTGCCATATTCAGCCCCTCCCGGCTGTTTGTTAGACGGTTTCACTCTTTTCGTAAACCGTTTTTCCTAGCTATACTATCAAAGCCAGCTAAGATAGCACCACAATACCCATAAGGTGAGCAGTGCGAGGAAAATGACACGCGTCTGTTTCCAGGCGTGCCCTGCAAACTCTTCGACAGCGCGGAACTTTTCGAGCTCACGCTGCTTATCATCAGGAGACATCATGGTAAATCCACTCGATGGGCCGGACGCATTGGCCGCTGCAAAGATGCAACTGATCGCTGCCTCTCTGAACCCTGAGGAGGTTGCCGACCTGACTCCGGCTGAACGCGTGGCCCGTTTCGGGCTGCTGATCAAGACCGGACTGATCGACTCACTGGCTCAGGCGCTGCCGCTCCTGCTCAATCTCAAAGGAAAACCGTACACCCTGCAGAACCACTTCCCGTTTGAGGAAGTGTTCCGCCTGCGGATGCCATCTGCCCTAGTCTACAAGACCGGGCGACAGGTATCCAAGTCCACTTCCCTGTCGGCGCACGGCGTGCTTACGTCTGTATCGATCCCGAACCTAACCACGCTCTATGTAATGCCGCTTTTTGAGCAGGTTCGGCGTTTCAGTACTATGTTCGTCCAGCCATTCATCGACCAAAGCCCAGTACAATTCCTGTGGACAGGAACCGATACCGTGAACAGCGTTCTCCACCGATCCTTCAAGAACCAGTCAAAGATGCTGTTCAGCTTTGCCTTCCTGAATGCTGACCGCGTCCGCGGTATCTCCGCGGACAAGGTGGCTATCGACGAAGTCCAGGATATGAACTCCGACCACCTCCCGATTATTCGGGAGACGATGTCGGCCTCCGATTGGGCGCTTCGCCAATTCACGGGCACGCCCAAAACGCTTGATAAT